CAACCATATAGTTTAGGAAGTCAATCCACTTATCGCCTGGCGTGGCTGTGAACCCAGTCCAGTATTTAGTAGTCTGGCATATCTCTCGGAACGCCTTGCCCATCCCGCTCGAGTAGCTTTTGCCTTTAGCTACCTCGTCGAATATCACAGCGTACTGAGATATATAGCGCTTGTTCGCTGATACCCACTTGCTTAGCTTGTGCCAGCTAATGACACTGAAGTCGGTTAGCCCTTGTCGCCACGCGTCGCCGTTCCACTGGTCAGACTCAGACTCGAAGTCGCCCGACCTGCTCTTGGATGCCGTAGTGACAACTAGCACGCCCTGTTTTCCGTGTTTAGTAGTGACATCGTATGCCCAGCGTAGCGCCACTGCAGTCTTGCCCATACCAGTCTGTAGCACAGCAATGTGCTTCCCCCCTAGTAGCGCGCGCACAGTTTCTTTCTGGAAGTCGTATAGCTCAGGCATAGCCTAGAACCTATTTAACGGCATCCTAGTAAGACTCTTAATCGCCTCAAACACGACGCTATCATCAATGCCAGCAGACTCTAGCGCGTGGATAGTATCGATGATCTTCTTAGTTTTAGCAGTCATCTTCTCGTCAACTTCCTTTGCCGAGTAGTGTGGTTTAAACTGATTGTCGTTCATTCTAGTCCTTTCGATGCCCCTAATAGGGTTAATTGGTTTAGTCGGTCGTTGTGGTGGCGTTAGCTCTGGTGTTTGCGTAGCCTTGGCCTCGATTTTCCTATTCTTAGCTTGCATAATATCTGCTGGGTTAATAGGGGCAGGTAGACCGTTGCATTTAGCGTACTGTACCCTATTCAAATAGTTTGAGCGTATACGCTTGCAGGTTTCAGAACAATACTTATAGCGTAGCGATGGCGTAGTGAATTGCTTGCCGCATAGCTTGCAGCGTACAACGAACTCGTTATTCAAAACTGGTATATTCTTTTTCTTCTTGTATTTTTCAGCCCACTCCAAAGCTCGCTTCCCCATAGGACAGTCTGGATTCTTGCAATATTTTTGTCGACTGTTTGCTGGCGTGAATACTCGCCCGCAGCATTCGCAAGCCTTAGTCTGTACTGTACTAATAATTGTCTGCATAGTCTATTCTCCTTCCTTTACGTTTTTAACTAGCTCATCTCTATACGGCATGAAGCCTAAGCTTAGCTCCTTGGATAGCGTGGCAATAATATCGTCTAGCTCTATCCCTTGAGCAATTTCAATGCCAGTCTTCTCCATAGCTAGGTTGATATAGCGCTCTGCTACGTTGTCGCAAAATGTATCGTAGTTTGCCATATAAACATCTTCGTGGCCTTCTTCGTCTGTCTCGACGTCATACTCGGCAATATCTCTTAGCTCGTCCATCAGCTCAGCATAGTCCTTAAGCGTTTCAAACTCAGCGCGCTTTATAATTTCGTCGCAGTCTTCTTGTAGCTCTTTAATTTTGCTCATCTTGGTTCTCCTTTAGCCTAGCAATATACGTATCGCTATCGCCGTAGTCGAATTGGGCGCAGGCCTCTAGCATAGGAGCTTCCTGACCATTCACTCCGTCATAGTAATCGCCCCACTCATATTCCTCGGTCATATTATCTTCGCCGATGCATACCATTCGTGCAGGCTCGCCACTGTCTGCAATAGCCTTCTCGATAGATTGCTTATCATCAAAGTTGTAGCCCATCCATTTAAGACAATCCCAGCCGACTAGTACGTAGCTATCCCATGGTTTAGGATATTCGTAGTATACATTAGGCTTACTTAGCAAATTGGTCACGCTATTCTTGCAATACTGTAGGTTGATCCCACCTTTCTTTACCACGATATGCTCGTCATCTTCGCGGTCTATCTCAAGCTTGCTTAGCTTCTTTGCATATATAGCAGGCGCGTGTTCCTTTACATAGTCCCACGCCTTCTTAGTCATAACAATGCGTACATCACTGTAGTACCCCATTATCTTCTTCTCCTTTCTATTAGTCCGTCTTTTCTACAAAGTAGCTGATCATATTCTTATCCCAGTTATCGAACACGTATTCGTCTATCGTGTCGCATATCTTCTGGTATTCTGCTGCTAGCTTCTCATTATGTTTGTACGTAGCCCACACTCGCCAGTTGCAGTATAAGTAGTAATCCGTAACGAACTTGTAGTCTTTTTCTTTTTTCATCAGGTCGTCTAGCGCCTCATCTGGTACTGGCTTACCCACTAGCCCAGAGCGTTCATCGTGGAACGCAATAGCACACAGTCTAGCCTCCTGTTCATTCTCTGTGCCAACTAGCTCTTCATAGTTACCCACCAATCCTTTTAGGATAGCTTTGGATTGGTTATATTCCTTATCTAGCTTGGCATAGAAGTCTCCCCGCATAGTCATATGCTTCTCCTTTCCATAGTATTATTAGTAGTCTGTTTGTTTTTGAGAGCCAACTCAAGCGACAGCTCTAATGATTAGATTGTAACATAAGCGAACAGATTTTTCAATAGTAGTCTGAATTAGTTTTCAAGTATTTTTCAGTCGTCACAAGCAGCACGATCATCATAGTCATCATCATCGCCACCATCATCGCCACGCAGCCCACGCATCGCATTCAGCATAGCACTCAGCATAGTACTCTGAGTATTCAGCTTAGGCAGCTACTCGCGTCTGCGTAGCGTAACAGCATTCGGCTTGCGCAGCTAGTGCTGATCAACGGCGTAGCGCGGCGTAGGGCGGGCGGCAGCAGAAGAAGATGTCCACCGTGAATAGCCTAGCCCGGCGTATTAGGGCGGTAGCATAGCGTAGTCCACCGTGAATAGCTTGTAGCAAAAGAGAGAGCTAGAATAGTCCTAGCTCTCGTTGTCTCGTAGCTTAGTCGCACTTGTTCTGAATGTTTAGCACAACCTGTTTTCTAATAGTAACGTCGTCGGCTGCCTTGTAGCGTGCCGCTTCTTCAATGTAGCTTGAATCGTAGGCAATCAACGCATCCACCCAGCTTAGCTTATTCTGTGCCATATAATCGCGTAGCTCATTCCCCCAGTTGTACGGCTCATTAAGATAGTCGAACCCGTCGCTTAGGTTAATGATTGTTACTGCATCGTAGTTTCGTTGTCGCACAGCTGGTCGCACAGCTTCCATAACACAGTCGAAATTATTATTGCCGCTTGCGTGATAGTCTCGCATAGCCTGTGCCCATTCCTGGCTCGTAGCTGGTACTAGCTTAGTAGCCTTAGTCCTGTGTAGCGTGCACATTAGGTTCTCGTAGTGTACTTCTAGCTTATGCTCTCTCGCCACCTTCTCAGCCTGCTGTAGCAAGTCGTCTAGCAACGCAGCAACATAGCCTTGCTGGCTTCTCATACTACCACTAGCGTCGACTGCTAGTACTGTTAGCTTATTCGCCTTATTCGGCTCGTGCACTCTATCATAGACTACTCCCTTCTTTATGATAGGACTACCTACTGTAGTACGGCGGCTAGGTCTAGCATAGGTTCTCCTAGCCACACGCCTGATAGTTTCATCGAAGAATACGCTATCGCTAGCTGGATCGTAGCGTAGCTGATCGCTTAATGCTTCTAGTAATAGCTTCTTAATAGCGGCAATCCCAGCTTTCTCTAGTTCTTGGTTTATCTTAGCCGTAGCACTGGTGTAGTCCAAGTCTTCGTTTATAGTCGTAGGCTTGCCATAGCCTGGTGCCTTCGTGCCGTCCTTCTTCTCATCAGCCTGCTCTTGCTTAGCCTGCTCTTGCTTAGCCTGCTCTAGCTGTCGCTTGTACTCGCCCGTAGCCTTAGCCATTCGTACAGTATTATTCATAGCCTGCGCCATAGCTTTGTTTTGTGCTTGCTGTTTCTCTTGGTCGTTTAGCACTAGCTTGTCCATAAACTCACGTAGCGTATGACAGCCTGCCGTCTCCGGGTGTAGTCGCTTATTAGTCACGCCCTTCTGTCTCTGTAGCACATTCCTAGCATAGGTTCGCCCAGCCACGCCATCATTGGCTTGTAGCTCACAGGCTACAGCTAGCTTAGCCATAGTCTCTGGTGTCGCACCCCTAGCTTCCATCGTAGCTGATACTCGGCTATGCTCGTTTAGTGCGTGTGTTAGCTCGTGCAATATAATATCTTGCACTTCGCTTACCGCATAGCTACCAAGTTTCATATCGTAGCCTTCTTTTAGGTTCGTTGTTCGTGTCTCGTCTAGCGTAGTCTTAACCCACCAATCGTCTGCGTATAGTATATCGCCATTCTTCTTCAGCATAGGATAGTCCTGCACTAGCATATCGGCTAGTATCTTAGCATCCACATAGACATTCTTGCCGTCTGTCATAGCCGGGCTACCAACTTCTCGTAGCACAGCATTAGCTTCTGGATACTCCTTCTCGCTAGTACGGCGTAGCGGATACTTGTCTAGCAAGTAGCCACCATACACGCTACGGCGTAGCCTACGCACAGCTTCGTCTAGCACATCATTAGTCTGCTTAATCTGCTCTTCTGTAGCTTGCTTGCGTACTGGCTTAGCCTGCCCAGTAGCTTCGGATAATGCTCTTAATAGCTCGTCGGCGTTCATTACTTAGCCTCCTTCTCAGCACAGCGTGCCACCATTGGTAGCCAGTTGCTTCGCTTCCTACCCCTATCGTTCTTTAGCTTCTCGGTAATCTCTTTTATCATAGTGCGTTTCGCCCCGTCGTCGTAGCTTGTCTTTAGCACATTATTCACAGCACGGATCAGCTTAGGTTCAATCTTAGTATTGCTGTAGCCACTAGGCTGTAGCTCATAGTAGTGATAGTTTCTATCAATCTCTAGCCCAACCGTGTTTAAAGCCTTGTCTAGCTCTAGCATAGCGTATAGTTTGCTCAACGCCTCGCTTAGCTTTTCTTTGCGTAGCTCAATGCTCTCTTCGCACGAGTACTCGCTAGCCTTCTCGAAGCGTAGGCCAGCTGCAGCAGCAGTCACAGCGTCTAGCATACGCCCAGCCATAATCTGCCAATTAGTGCTAGTGTAGTCGTGCATACAGCTTCGCACAGCTACTTCTTTAGCGAGCTTCTTTACTTCGTCTCGCATATATTCTGGTAGCTCATCCAAAGCTAGCTTGTCATTGTAGTGCGTAGTGTAGCCACGATACACATTATGAATATTCGCTAGCGTAGGAATTCGAATACGCATAGCCTTAGCAATAGCCTGGCCGTCGATCTCTTTCAGCATACGGTAGCCAATCACAGCGTCGGCTAGGTCGCCAGCACTCCTAATGCGATTATCAGCATAGCATTTCTTCACATTAGCTTTGCCTAGCAAACGCACGGCTTTACGGAACGCATAGCTCTGGTCCAGCGTAATGTGCTGTGTGCGATAGCGTGTTGTAGCACGGCGTGAGATAGGCTCGGGCTTGTAATAGCTTTCGTTCACGGATAGCTTAGGCAATACCTTAGCCAAAGCACGTAGCTTAGCATAGCTATGCGTGTGCCAGTTATCGCCATATGCCGTAGCGAATAGTTGCTCTAGCTTCACATAGTCCACGCCATAGTTTTTAGCAATACGCTTGGCATAGTTTGTCTTCAGCACACTCGTAGCACCATAATCCACGCAACTTAGCTCGGTATAGTCTTTAGGTGATAGATGAGTAGCGTAGTTGTTAGCCATTACTTAGCCTCCTTCATAGCATCGTCGATAGCCATCAACGCCCTGATACCCTGTCCTGTTGTAGCCTTAGTACTGTTCATAATAGTTTCTCGTAGCGAAACTAGCTCAGCCAGTGGCATAGCCTTAATCGTAGCAATAGGTGGGATTAGGCTGTCCTTAGCCTTGCGTACTCGTGTCGTAGTCTCACCAGCAGCCCAGTTAAATGTATGCACAGCGTGACCCACCGTACGCTCAGCACGTAGCTTAGCATCACCAATAGTTAGTTTGCCCTGTCGTTTAGCGCAGCAGTCGCAAGTCTTGAAGTAGTTCATAATAGTGCGTGGATTAGTTCCATAGAATTCCGTATTGTCGCACCAGAATTCGCTGAAGTCTGTGATAGCGTCGCGTACAAACTGGCTAGTCATCTCCTCGCCTAGCGCAGCTTTCAAATGCGGTAGCTTAGTATCGATTTGTGTCATAGCATAGCTTTCAAAGCTCTCTGGCGTAGCCACCATTCGCACAGTAACGAAGCGTGTCTTTAGCGGACGGCTTAGCTCCGTGCCTTCCGTAGTATCGGCTAGGCTATTCGCAGCACATACAATTACCAAGTCATCGGGTAGCCTGTAGTCTGGCTGTGTTGTTAGCATCCTGTCGGTTAGCATAATCTGCAGCCCATTAAGAATGATAGGATTGGCTAGGTTAATCTCGTCAATGAATAGCACACCCTTCTTGCCAGCCTTAGCATTGTCTAGCACACGGATCAGCCAGTCTGGCATAGCGTATGGCGTTGTCTTTGTAGCCTGGTCATAGACTGGGATACCGAATAGTGCTTCTTCGCACATCGTGGCAGCACTCAGCGTAGTCACAGCATAGCCTTCGTCAGCCAAGCTTTCAATAATGCTAGACTTACCACAGCCTGGCTCGCCGTAAATCAGTAGGTTAGTCTGGCTTTCCAAACATTCTTCTACTAGCGTAGGAATATCCTCAGCCTTAACTTGTGATAGGTTCTCGTAGCTTTTCTTTAGCCTGTCGTTATTCATTGTCTTCTTCTTTCTTCGTATCGATTAGTTTATTCTTATATTCGTTGTAGCTTCGTAGCTGGTCCGCCATTCGTTCCAGCTCTACCTTAGCCTGGTGTTGTCTTCCCGCAGCACAGTATTCACAGTGCGGCGCGCAGCATCTATTGTATGCGTGGCGTCTGATAGTCCTACTCATTCGTAGTCTCCTTGCCGTATTTCATATCGTATAGCTTTGTCATAGTCGGCATCATCTGCCTTATAGTGTGGCTTATCCATAGCCTCGGATTTCTCCTTATAGTTTAGTAATAGTATTGTGATTAGTCAGCTACAGTGCGTAGCGTAGTTTAGCGTGTTACATATTCTCTCCTTTCGTTTCTCATTGCATAGCAAAGCCACGCCACCGTGTTAGGGTAGCGTGGTTTAGTTCCGTATAGTGTGTGCTACTGTTTGCGTAGCGTGTTGTAGGTTGTGTTGTGGTTGTTGAACGCCTGTAGCATAGCCTTGAACTCTCTATGCGACATCATAGCGTCGTTGTTCTTACGCTCCAGCCTGTAATAGTCTGTAATGCGGCGGCGTAGATCAGCTTCGTCATCTGCTAGCTCCGCCAGCCGTACCACTATATATAGCTTGATGTGTGCTGTAGGTGGTAGCTTATCGCCTTCATAGCGTGCAGCCTTCTCGGCTAGCGTTAGCTTCGTATTATGATAGCGTCCTGCATTCGTGTAGATCAGCGGCGCCCTAGCAATAGCATTCAGCCTAGCCTGGTATTGTTCAGGGGTTAGCTTCTTCCCTGGTTTAGTAATCTTCACAGCACCGTGTAGCGGACTGGTAGGTGTAGTCTGGCGTAGCTCTTTTATAGTGTCTAGCTTCGCCAATACGGCATCTAGTTTAGCTTCAATATCATTCATAGTGTAGCTACTCCTTATCTAGTCCTAGCGTATGCTCGATCATTTTAGCATCTATATCTAGTAGCTCCGCACCAGCTTCAACTCGCTTCGCAATAGTACTGTCCAGCGTAGTGCTGTTGTATATATCTTCTAGCAACGCTTTAGTGTTGGTTAGCGTATCTAATACCATCACTAGCGTACGCTCGTATTTATTCTCGCTGTCGTATAGGTCCAGCTTCTTCATAGTTGTAGCTCCTTAGTAGCTTATTATTTAGTATAATTTTGTTTTTGCCGTAGCTTCGCCGTAGCTTGCCACGCTGCTTGTGTTGGTGTCGGGGTGTTGCACCCTGTAAGCTAATTATATCACAATTGCATAAGCGACGGAAGAGTGATATAAGCACAAGCGACTTGAAGATCGATAGCATAGCGTCAGCATAGTCATCAGCGTCATCTAGTACAGCGTAGCTCGTAGCGTCATCACAGCTCTCTTGTAGTGGCAGGCGTAGCGTAAAAGTATTCTGATGAGCCACCTAGCACAGCTCTCGATAGCCCGACCGCTCGCCTGGAATAGCCGGGCGTAGCCAGCCGTAGTGTAGCATAGTATAGCATAACCATAAGCAGTATAGCATAACCATAAGCATTTTCCAGATCCTAACTAGCTGCACAAAAAAACACCCCTGTTGCGGGGTGTTTAGATAGTCTTATTACGCTTATTATTATTATTAGTCGTTTGTGCTATTTTCTAATTTTTCTTTTAGTTTTTCTTTTAGTTTTTCAATATCGCTTGTGCTTGTAGCTTGTAGCGTTTTCACTTGTGCTAATAGTTCACTAGCTTGTGCTAATAGTTCGCTTTTAGCTTTTTCGCTATTTTCGCTTTTAAGCTTATTTTTAAGTGCTTGTAGCTTATAGCGTGCATAAGCTAGTTCACTTGTAGCATCTAATTTTATATCAAATTCGCTTGTAGCTTGTGCATTTTCTAACATTTTTAGCATTTTACTAGTGATATTTTCGCTTTTTATATCGCACAATCTATCAAATCCGTTGCCACTAGCTTTTTTCTTATTTTTCACTAGTTTAAACATTAGCTTATAAGTACCGTATAAACTATAAACACCATAACAAAGTTTTATATAGCTTTTATTATAGTCGCTTGTGTCTTTTTCGCTAATGTTTAGTGTAGCATTAGCGTTTAGCTTTTTTAGTTCATTTTCTAAATCATCTAATACGCTTGTGCTTGTAGCATTCCCGATAGCTTGTGCTTTTTCTTGTGCTTGTGCATTCGCTTGTGCTTTTTCTTGTACCATAAATCTTACCACTTTCTTGTAGTGCTAATAAGACTATCTAATATAATAGTACCATAATATAGCTATTTTCACAAGTCTTGCACAATAGCATAAAATATAGTTTAGCTTGCAGCGTGAAATCAAAAAATAAACATAAGCGTAATCGACGGCTGGCAAGCATAAGCATTTTCGGTGATCCTAACTTGTAGTAATTCTTATGCTTATTTTAACCATAAGCATTTCCGACTTGATCTTCCCCGGAGACCCCCGGCGCTGCTTCTGTAGTCTCCCCGAGGTACGAGGGGTGGTTTGGGGGGTCATACCCATACACCACCATACACCACCACACAACACCACTTCCGCCATACCTTCTTCTCATACCGCCCGGAATTACATGCTATAATAGGGCTAATAACAGGCGCCTAAGAGCCCCAAAGCCACCTTAAACTACACAATATATAGGTAGGATTGTCAATAGAGAAAACCTATTGACACGAAAAAACCTTCTCTGAGCAAATGTGTTGTAATATGTCCAATTTTGGGACAAAAACGCTGGACCATGATTGGACCAAAATGTCCCACCCCACAAAAAACGCATATTATGACACATTTTTGACTATTTTACCCCCTTATTTCATAAGTTTTCCACAGCCCAAAAACTTAGCTTGCGCTTAGTGGGACATTTTGGCGACCCCTGTTACGCTTTTTGAAAATGGCCCAAATTGAACACTAAATTTGCACAATGCCATTTTTTGACAAATTTTAAGCACAAGCATGACCCATTTTGTCCCAAAAAAGGGCATCTGGTGTCCCAATGGGAACAAAAAAGTATAGCAGAACATATTTATTGTGCTAACGCCAAATTTAAACCCACCAAAAAAGTGTCCCATTTTGCCCATTTTTGTCCAATTTTTTCATTTCGTCCCACGTTTGTCCCGCCCGCGTCCCACTCCTCATGCACCATCCAGTTCCAATCCAGTTCATGCTTGACTGCTCAACTAATGTGACTGGTATACTAGACGTATCAACTAAGGGAAAGGATATAAGAATGGTCCCAACTGAGACTGAAGAAGCCCGTGCCAATATAAGGGCAAGCTTCTATAGGCGGCTAGCCGACAAGAATATAAATGTGATGAACTGCTCGATCATAGACGGCGAGGCTGTCGTGATTTTGGAGTACTGTTATGAGCGTCCGAGGGATGGGAAGCTAATTTGGCCAAAGATTGCCGTTGAGGGGTGCAACTTCTACGATGCGGCGACGATGGCGGAACTAATAATTGATAAGATCCGCGAGAACTAAGCATGGATGGCATGGAGGTAATGCCACGAGCGGCTCTGACGCTGGACGATATTAGCAATTCGCTAGCTGCTATTGATGCCGCGAGCTCTGTTAACAAGGAGGTTGTGGAGAGTGACCCAGCTTTGTCTCTGTTAGTGCAGACTATTACATCGTTAAGAGATGAGGGGCGGCTATCGGTGGATGCGCAGATGGCGGCAGATAAGCTCTTGCCGATGTTGGCTAATACCGATAAGGCGGAGCGGTCTTTTGCTATTGTGATGGCGGATTTCTTGAAGGACTTCGAGTTCATCAAGGTTGACGCATTCGAGTCGGTCCCGCAATTATATGTATGGTACAGGTCGACTAAGGAGGATTCCGATTTGGTGTTTAGGCCCTTGAGCGAGCCGATGCTGAGGGAAGTGCTTACTGATTATTATATTAGGAATAAGCAGGGGTGCTTGGCACCTAAGATTAGTGCTGCTGCAGATACTTTACGCAATCGTGTGCCGTATCATATAAGGGAGATTTCTAATCGCATTATTAAGGTGAGCAAAGATTACTTCTTTGACACTCAAACCGCTAAATTACATAAGAGGCTTGAAGGTATGTTATCTATTGATGATAATTCTAAGGATACGATTGATGGGAAACCAGTTTGTTTTAGGTCGCTTTTTGACAGCCCAGGCGACAAAGATGAGGTCCCGATTTCGTCAATCTCTTTTCAGCCATACGAGCTCAACGTTATTGACCATTATCTGAGAGACCATGATGGGGAGTTCGCGCCGCCTGATGCGTTCGTGAACCAAATTGAGGACTATTATAATGACGAGACTTTGCCACCAGAGCAGGCGTCTTATCTGAAGGAGATACATAGGCAGTCCGTCAAAAAGTTCCACGCTCCGCTAAATTTCTTCTGGGTGGCCGCCGATTATAATGTCGGCAGGTATAATGATATGATCAAGACTTTCATGCTGGAGTTCCAGTACGTGAAGTTTGGCTATTTCTTCTATTTCATTGGTGAGAAGGTGAACGGTAAGAGTGCGATGCAGAGGTGCCGTCATCTGTTACTGGGCACTGCGAATACAGCTTCTCTGTCTGCACCGAAGCTTTGCAGTTGGGACCACTCGCTGGACTTGGCACTGGCGATGTCGAATGCGCCATCTGAGGACTCGGATTTCAAGAAGGATGAGGTGGACAGCGCTTTGGAGATGCTCAAGTGCATGGCGACTCACGAGAAGATTGTTCTTAGGATGAAGAACCATGCTGGTGGCATTCCGTTCACGCCGAATTTCTTGAGCTTCTTCCCTAGAAACAAAATCCCTGACTTCGGTAGCAGTGACGGTTTGCAGGCGTTCGTTAGCAGGCGCATTAAGATTATTCACTTCACCCACGACTTCTCGGCGGAGTCTAACAACGGTAGAGACTTTGTGAAAGAGACTTTCACTCCGAAATTCTACTCTGCGTTACTGCCTCTGCTTCTAGGGTCAGCGCGCTACCACCTTGGCAAAGGGGTGAAGTTCTCCCAAGACAGTGAGGCGTTCGCTACCAAGATGGGGGAGATTATGGATCCAGCTACTCACTTCCTCAACAGGCTGTTCTATTGGTTCGACTATGCTGGTCCAGCGAAGTTCATTACGGACCAGGCGAAGAAGTACTTTATTGACCACGGTGTGAGCGACTGGAAGGAGAAGCTTGACTCGATTAGAGACAAGATGGCTCGCCTCAATGAGGAGAGACCTCGCTACCTTGGCAGGAAACAGATTGCTGGCTCTCCAGCGTACGAAGACCAGAATCTTCGCTCTAGGTGCAAGGCATGCCCAGCAGTCTTCGAAGAAGAGCCTGGCGGAAGGGTGAAAAGGAAGCGCCTCGACGTGTTCTCTCCAGATGCGAAGCTGGCAGTACTTGGAGGCAGGTCTCCTAGCGAGTACTACTCGTCGCTGAATCCAGACGATGTCGATGGCAACGACGCTCACTCTATTATCACTATTCTAGATGACTTCGAGTCGGATGATGCCGTCAAGAAAGACCCAGTGCAGATGCAGCTTTTGATGGAGACCAAGAAATGAACGGTGAATCGCTAGCCGACCAAATTATCAATATATCGGCTAGCCCTGCTGGGGGGTTTGACAGAGACGACCCTCGGACATGGGTAAGCCGAATATTAGAGGTAAGCCCATCCGTCTATACTCATCAGGGATTCCTAGTGCACGAGCATGAAATTATCGAGCGCGGTAACAGAGAGCAGATAATGGCTCTCTTAAGAGACCCAGACGTGTCGGTGACTAGTTCTCGCGCCATATGGATCTACGACGAATTATTGTCTGTCGTGCCTGAGCTGAGCTATAGGTTTATCCAGGTGTCAGACGAATATATGTGGGATGCTGAATATTGCAGGTTGCTGCCAGTATCTTGCTTTAGAGGTTGTGTCGCGCAATCGGACGGCATTACTAAAAAAATGAAGAAAGGAAAATAATTATGACCGATGAAGAATATGCAGAGATCCAAGCTAAGGCTAAGATGGCTAAAGAGATGTTCGATGGAGATAACTCCTTTGATGAGGCCACGCTTGATATGCTGAAGGACGAGTTTGAAAGAGTATCGAGCCTTGAGCCTTCTAAGGATTTTTCGGAGAAGGCTCGCTCGATGGCCGAGAATTTGATCACAGAGCTAACTATGTACCAGCTCAAATCTGGAGACGAGGGGGAGTTTCTTAAGGCGGGGCTTTTCTTGGAGAAGAAGGACTTCTTTATTAAGCAACTTGCCAAGTGTTTTGAGACTGACTTGAAGGAAGATGTAGAATAACCTCATGCTAGAATCAGAGTTTAAAAAGAAGTTTTGTGCTCGCCTCAAGAAAGAGGTGAAGCCTCTGGCTATTTTGCAGTACCAACAGAGCGCCACTACCTTAAGCGGTTTTCCAGATACGATTGTGATTTTAGAAGGCATTACCATCTATATCGAATTTAAGAAGAGCAAGACGGCAAAGTATCGTCCTGGGCAGAAGGAGTGGCTGAAGAAGCTCAACGACAATGGGCACTTTGCGTTTGCTTGCCACCCAGATAATGCAGATGATATCCTGGAAGAAATAAAGAGGATTGCGTAATGATACGAGTGCTAGAATGTTTTGCAGGTATTGGGGCATGTTCCCAAGCCCTTACCAACCTTAATATTCCCCATGAGATCGTGGACGCTGTGGAGATCGACAAGTATGCGATAAAGAGCTTCAACGCGATCCATGGGACTGCTTTCGAGCCACAAGATATTACCAAGTGGGATAAACCGTTAGAGAATATTGACCTGCTGATGCACGGCAGTCCGTGCCAGGACTTCTCTCTTGCTGGGAAGCAGGCTGGTGGAGACATAAACTCTGGAACTCGTTCATCTTTGATGTATGAGACCCTGCGCATCGTGGGGCGCATTCGCCCGCGTATTGTCATCTGGGAGAACGTGAAGAATCTCCTATCAGAGAAGCACAGGCACAACTTTGACGCGTATATCAAGGCGATGGATGCACTAGGGTATCAATCCAAGTACAAAGTCATGAACGCGAAAGATTACGGCGTTCCGCAGAATCGAGAACGCGTGTTCACAATCTCGATACTTGGCGAAAATAACTTCGAGTTCCCAGAACCAGTGCCTCTTGAGAAGTGTCTAGGCGATATCTTGGAACCAGAGGTGGACTCAAAGTATTTCTTGAAGCAGAGCCAGATTGGTAATCTTACGATGCAGAACCCAGATGTGGCGTATTGTCTTGATGCAAATTACTGGAAAGGTACTAACCTGAAGCAGTATCTAGAGAAGAGGCGTCGTCAGGTGGTGAGGGTTGGCGGACTTTACGATAAGGATGGTAGTCGTCATCAGGCTGGGTCGGTATTTGACCCACAGGGAATCTGTTCAACTCTCTCGACTATGCAAGGAGGTAATCAGGAGCCGATTGTGACTGGGCCGCCTCAGATTCGCAAACTTACTCCACTCGAATGCTGGCGACTGATGAGCTTCGATGACGATGCGTTTAAACGTGCTAAGGCGTCTGGTATTAGCGATACTCAACTGTATAAGATGGCAGGCAATAGCATCGTGGTGAAGGTGCTTGAGGCAATACTTGGCGAATTATTTAAAGGAAAGGAGCAATAATGAGTACCGATGAGTTAATTTATGCAGTTATTGATTGGGGCAGAGGTAAGCATCTGGATAACCCTGTGATGCAGTACGCTAAAGTAAACGAGGAGATTGGTGAGATTGCGCATGAGCTTACTCGCGGTAATCTCAAGAGTCCAGAGATGAAGGACGCCATTGGGGATACTCTGGTGACGATTATTATCTTGGCTGACATTCTGGGTTATGATCCGACCAGATGCCTGGAAGCGGCTTATGCTGTGATTAGAAATAGGAGGGGGCATACCGAGAACGGGTCTTTTGTAAAGGATGAGCAATGAGGACGATTTACATGTCGAAGAGCCCAGAATGGGAGACTCCGCAGGAGCTATTTGACGAGCTAAACAAGGAATTTCACTTTGATTTAGATGTCGCTTCTACGCACGAGAACGCGAAGTGCGAGCGGCATTTTACGGAGGAGGACGACGGCTTAGCCCAGGAGTGGAGCGGCACGGTATGGTGCAATCCGCCGTATGGCCGTCAGCTCAAGGATTGGGTGAAGGCCTGCGGCACTTATGAGGGGGGGCAGGCAGTGATGCTTATCCCAGTGCGAGCAGACACCTCTTGGTGGCACGAATATATTTGGGACAACCCACACACCAAGGATATTCGCCTTATACGCGGGCGCGTGCATTTTAACAACAGTCCGCATGGTGCCCCATTCGCTAGTTGTGTTATCGTGTTTGATCCGAAGAGGAAAGGCATGACGCCGCGCGAACGTATGCGTAGTACAATGTAGACATGAGGGAGTTTATCATCACTTGCCAGTGTGGGGGTATCGACGATAAGGCCAAGGCAGGCTTTTCCACACTTTTCCCACAGGCGCATATGCCAGAGATTACCCGCCATAAAGATATTCATAAGTTGGTTCAGTCTCTTCCAAGAGATTGGCAGTTCAGTATGTATGTGGCGGACAATCTCATCAAGAATAAGGAGAAATTTGCCTATTACTTCTTGGTGGACGATAAAGGCTTCATCGTTAAAATTTACAATTTGCTAACTGGAAAGAGGGTCGTTTCATGATAAAGGTTATCGCTTGCACATGTGGTGGCGTCGAGCGTCTTGCTAGAGCTACATTGACTAAGGGCGGCATGGCTGATGCGCTAAATGTCCCCATCACGCGTGGTAAGAACAAGTCGCTCGCCGTATTGGGTTCTTTGCCAGAATTGTATCGCAACACGTCTGAATTCAAAGCATTGGAGGCGCATGTCCAGAATTCTGGGCGCTTTGTTATTATTATTGGCTATGCGAATGGCGGCTTGAGATGGATGGATATTGCCAGAGGAACCATCAAGGAGAAGCTAGACGCAGAGTTGATAGTTGAGCACTACAAAGATTTGGTCGATTAGCTCCTAATTTGCCTATTTTTTCTAACCATAATATATTTATGGTAATGGTAAAGGAGTTTTAACGTATGCAAAAAAATAACCTCCCAGCGGGCTTTATCAGTATTGATGATGCGATCAAGCTTATCGAATCGGATACCCGCTCTAACGCTAAGGTAGACACTGCCTTCTTACTACGCAATCTTCCATATCTTCGCGTAGATGGTAATTACACTATCAAAAAGCTAAAGCACAAAGATGGCAAGGTTGTCCCTGATGGCCAGACCTATGTTCAGATTGCTACCGAATATGAGCGCGCTATTTTGCAGCATGCCATCACTGAGCACTACAAAAATGTGACTGGCCGCATCATTGACCCTGAGACTATCGGGCTTCGTTCTATGTCAACTGCCGTTGATGACGAGAAGAATCCTAGTGCTCGCATCACTAAGAACGAGAAGCCACTAATCAAGGCTGGTGAAGACTTGGGTAGCGCAACTAAGACTGTAACGGAGTAGTCCCATGAGCGCATTGGATGATTTCAATGAGACTGTCGGCCGTTTGACTTCGGCTATGGACGCGGTGTCTCGCGCAACGGACACTATCACTTTATCTAGGAAAGAATCTGAGGCAGTGAACACGCTTCAGTTGCTCGAAGTGCAAATTGGCGCTATTGGGCAGGATTTGTATCATGCAGTCAGAGCTCGTCATACTAAAATTATGAGAGGTGAAATCGAAGAGGAGACTAATGAAAACAGTAAACGCAGTAACTCTGGACGAGCTAAACGACAATCTAATAGCAAGGCTAAACGAGCTAGTAAATAACGCCGACGCAGAGGAAATCCTGTCGATTACTGAGGCGGTGTCTAAACTTAATGCGTCGCGCCGCAACTCTGACCAGTTCGCGAAACCTCAGACTGAGGATGAGAAGCTGGAGGCTGAGCGCGCGGCAGTCCTCGGGGAGATAATCGGTGGCTAAGCTACTTGAGAACGAATACCCATTTAATGAAACTCTAACCCCAGACCAGATTCGCAAGGCTCTGACTGGGGATTTTGACGGGTTTAAGTATTTCTTCGAGAACTGCATGGTGCTCCAGGACCGTGATACTCGTCAGTTTGTGCACCCAGTGATGAATAAGGGGCAGGAGATGATTGCTAAGACGATTCTCTCTTATGTCGCGAAGGATACCCGTGCTACCTCTCACAAGGAGTGCATCATCTTGGGTCCGCGCCAGTTTGGCAAGTCTACTCTCTTAACGGCCATCTCTAGCTACATTGAGGCATATGTGAATGGGATGGAGAACTTGAACATCGTGCACACGATGCATCAGGCTACCGCTGCGGCGAAGTTCTTTAAGCAGAAGATGGCACCAATTATCACAAGTGTGAACCCAGCGATTTTCCCTACGATTATGAGGGACACGCTGGGGACTTCTACCTTGCTGCAGTATAAAGACATTAAAGGTATTCGCCGTGGAGGCTATTATGAAATTACTTCTGCTGGCTCTAACTCTGTTCGTTCTGGCACTGTTTCCGTCTGGCTATGTGATGAGCCATCCGAATATCGAAATCCAGAAGCAGTCGAGGACTCTGTGTCTGGCGCTATTTCTAGTTATGGCTGGTCTTTTACTGCTTATATAGGCACTTTCTCCGACCGTCTCACTACGTACTTCCTGAACAAGATTCAGACAGCTCTCGACCACCCAGACGAGATGGAGCTCGTGTTTATCCCGTGGTTTCTCGTGTATGGGCGCGAGGGCGACGAGATTGGTGTCGATATGGATGACCTGGACGAGTATGAGCGCACAGTTATCATCCCAGAGATGATTAAGTACAATATCCCGTCCGACGAGATTGTGCAGAAGATTGGCTGGTATCGCAGACGCGCTCTTCGTACGAGCAAGATGCGCTACGAGTTCCCGACTTCGATTCAGGATATTATGGATTTGACCTCTGATAAGAAGGTATTTTCTGCAGAATCTCTCGAGCATCAGCGCACCAAAATAGAGAATGGTACTCCGTACCGTTTTGTCACTGACACTGTCACTCGCAAGGTAGAAGCCCAGACGACTGACAACAGCCCATTTCGCATCTTCCGTACTCCGATTTATGGACATAGATACAAGGTAGTGGCAGATCCTATTACTGCCGCCAACGACGACACGGACGTGTTCGCGATGCAGGTGTTCGACGACAATACACTTGAGCAGGTTGCCGTCTTTGCGAGCAAAGGTCTTTCAGTTGAGGATTATGCTGATTATGCTGTGTCGATGGCGAAGATATATAACAACGCCCAGATTTGTCCTGAGTCGAACGTCGCAGATGCGTTCTTAGTAGCTTGCCGTGGGCTAGGTTACTACAATTATTATTATGCTAATGCCGCGGCTAGGAAGAAGCGCGAACCAGGCATCAGGACATCGGCATCTAGTAAAGAGGGAATGATAGACAACCTCAAGTTGATGCTAGATAACAAGAGGCTAACGCTACACGATGAAGATACTATTGATGAGCTCAGCTGGTTCGAAAAGAAAGTCAAGGAGAACGCCGATGGTTCGGTGCGTGTTCGTATGCAGGCGCATGGCAAGAAACATGATGACAGGGTTGCATGTCTGTGGATATATGTCGGAACTTTGGACGACCATCAGATGCATGGCAAAAACTCAGGTTTCGCTATCCTATAATTTATTATTTAGTTATGAGTGCTAAGAATTACATTGACTGGGACCAGGCGGCCAACTATCCGTTGCAGTGGATTTACGAATCGATGCCTGCAAGGTATGCGTACCAGTGCATGATACACCGTGCCAACTTGGCCATGCAGGGAAAACCTAGTCGAAATCTTTATAAGGAGGAGCTCGAGAGCAATCTAAAAAGCCTCTCAAGAGACGAGCTTTCCGATGATGATAGGGCGCGTTGTCTCTGCGTGCCAGAAGGCGAATCGTTCGCTATGCGCAAGGCCGTCCAGAATCGCATGAACCAGATGGCTAGCGGCGTCGATAGCTACGAGTGCAAGATAAATGATCCATACATGCTTATTGAGCCAGACACGGAAGATCTTCTTGCGGCTAAGTGTGAACAGGATTATATCGAGAGCAAGTTAGGCGTATTCGCATCTGTGTTTTCACGTGATTTGACCTTGTACGGCGTTACTGCAGCTTTGGTTAACTATTGTCCTATTACCGACAAAAACGAGGTGCTTCGTATTAACCCGAAGAACATTTGGTTTGACACTATGTATGTCTCTACTGGCAAAGAACGTTTTCGTGGTTACTCTACGATGATTTCGTTTGCCAAGCTCAAGGAGATGATTGAGCGAGAAAAAGACGACATTAACCCTAACCTGCAAGTTCCTGACCGCTCTATCTTCAACAAGAATGATGTCGTAGATAGCCATATCAAGGTTGGCGACAAGAAGATAACCACTATTAACGACCTTGAAATCTACATTCAGGACTTGAACAAGCTTGCAGCAAGCCCAGATTTACAGGGCTACCCGATGAGCTATTTCGCAGAGTATGATCACGACCTTAATAACTGCTACAACCTTGGATGGTATCATACGTTGGCTACTGATCCTGTAGCTAAGACCAACAGTGGCTATAACGGTGATGATGTCGAGTTGACCGTTATCTACGACCTAGACCGTAAGATTGAATTCAAGATTATCAATCGTCGCTTCGTTATTTCTGCTAATAGAGATGCGTTTAAGCGAGAAATTGTGTTCAATATTTACAACCCGATTACTGATACCATGATGTACCGCATCGATGATTACTGCCTAGACTGCCCACTTAAGTTTCAGTTTGAGGAACAGGCGGCTCGCGACATAGCGTCCTACCCTATTTCGCCAGTGTTTACTCTGCTCGATGAGCATGACAAGCTCTGCGCATGGCGTGCTAAGCGTGAACATGTTACAAAGATTCTCTCTATCCTTCGCATCGAAACTGGCGGCGCTGATGCCACCTCTCTTCGCAAGGTTCTCAATGTTATGGGCGTTATCTTGGATGACATCCAGGGCGATATTAACTCAATCAACTTTGCCTACGACTACAATCCAATCGATAGCGAGATAGCATATATCGAAAATACTATTAAGATGTCTCTAAGCGCTTACGACCAGTTTGATGCAATGCAGGCAATGGGCGACCGTGCGTCTGCCGCTGAATCTGGTATGGCTCTTGGTGCCGTCGCACAGGGTCTCGCCACCCACCAGAACGCTATCATGCAGCTTTACGCAGATATCGCTCGTCAGTGTCTTGGCAACCGTGTGGTGTATTCTCCTAACCAAGAGTTCCCAATTACCAATCTTGGTCAGAATTCTTCGATTACTATCCAGCAGATGGCTCTCAACGCTATCATCAACGTTAAGCCAAAACTTGCTGTGGAAATCCACCAGAAGACGTTGGCAGCAAATGCTATCGCTATCGTATCGAACTTCAAGGATGTTCTGACGCCAGACGGTATCGCATACTTCTTACAACAGGGAATGCTCGGACAGTTGCCTCGCAAACTTGCATCTACTTTTGTTAACGTTCCTGGCACGAGTGAGCAGGAAATGGCTCTCGCTCAGCAACAGGCTCAGAATCAGGCTATGATGCTCAAGCAGAACCAGATGGCATACGAACAGAATCCAGTCCCATACGAGGTAGACAACCTTATGCAGAATGCCACCCCTGAGGAAATTGACCAAGTTATCGCGTCTCTTAACGGCGCCGTTCAGGGTGATGGCGCTATCGAGCCTCCTACCGATAACCTATCCCAAGCTCAAGCTACTCCAGAGCTACTTGATATGCAGGGGCAGGAAGGCGCGCTTGATGCGAACTTGAGGGGTATGACGCCAGAGATGGCAAGTCAAGCGATGAATCCAAACGCTATGGTGGGCTAATGTTATAATTGCCTTATGGCAAGTAAAGAAATCAATATTCCAGAATTGATAGTAGAACGCTACGAAGTTAAAGACATCGTGGCGTTTTTGCTAACTAAATTCAAAACGTATAATAACCGGGATGGGGTAGAGTATGCCGACCGAGAGTTAAGCATCTACATCTCTATCTTAGATGCGTTGAATAAGAAGCTAGGTGGCGGGAACGGCCCAACTATCTTATAATCATGGTATTAACATAAGAAAGGACACTACATGGACGACCAAGTAGCCGCCACGCCAAGCGCGACGGAAGCAGTACCAACCACTAATACGCCAGAACAGGCACCTCAAGCTACGCCAGCTCAAGCTGCGCCGACACCACAAACCCCAGTTGCCAATATCCCAGCAGATAAGATTGAGGCTTTTAATCGCTTTATCGAAGGCAATGGCGGGTTTGACTCTGCATTCGCTAAGCTCAAAAGAGATGTGTCTGCCCCAGCTTCGCAACAGCGACCGCAGCCGCAGTACCAGCAGCAACAGCCGCAGTACCAGCAGCAACAACCGCAGTACCAGCAGCAACAACCGCAGTATCAATACCAGCAGCCTCAGAGATTGCCAGAGGGTTATATCTCGCAGGAAGAATTAAACGTTAAACGCGTGTATGATGATTTTGCTCGTGACCCAGGTTATGCCCCGATTAAAGATGAGCTATCTAGCGGTGAAATTTTCAAGGTAATGGACAGGTTTGGCATCAGGCCAGTTGGTCCTAACGGCTCGGTAAACGTTGGCCAGGTGAAGGATTTCTTGGATATGTATGCCAAGTCTAAAGCTCCAGCTATTGCTCCGAGCGCTCCTGTGACTACGACTCCTACTGTCGACTACGTTAACGTAGGTGATAAGATTACCTCTCGCGATGACGCTTTAGCTGTTATGCGCCAGAATATGCAGTTAGGCGGTAAAGTAGCTAACCACCCTCAGACAGAAGCAGCTAAAGAATATTTGAAGAATTACTTCAAGAAATAGAGATAAGCCCTTCGGGGCTTATTTTTTGTGCCGAGTTTTTTGCATCTATACTAAAGATATGAGTGAAATAGATCCAAATCAGCCACGACCACGCTTTGCTCCTAGCTACTGTTGTGGTCCTTATCCTAAACCGATGCCACAGCCACCGCGTAAGCGACGCCCGTGGTGCCCATGCCCAAAGCCACGTCCATGTGCTTGCCCATGTCCGCCACCGCCACGCCCACGCTGCAGGCCTACGTGTTGTAACTTTAACCCATGCGACCCGTGTGGCGTGTGCGAACCTCCATGCTACCCAGGCATGACTCGCAAAGTTGTTATCCCTGCAGTGTTGGGTGATGACTCCAAGGATAGTGAGTACGCACCAGTAGAAGGCATGTATTTTAACGCCGTAGTTGAGTACAAAGCTAATGGCGCAGTTTACATCTATAGTGGTGATGGCATTTATACGAAGTTGAAAGATGGTAGCCCAAAGAAAACAGATTAAGTATAAGGCTTTACCGTCTGAACCAAAGCAAGTTAAAAAGACTAAGAAGGTTAAGAAGGTGAAGAAGATTACTTTTAAGAAGATTGCAGAGTGGGTGCAGACCACCGCAGGCATTATCACTGCTATTGGCGTGATATTCACTGCTGTTGTTGGCATTGGTACTTGGGGGATTAGCCAGATTCTCAAAGACACTAACTCTCGTCTTGATACTATGGGCGGCCAACTCGACCAACTTCAGGTTGAGGCTACTCGCACCCAGCTCATCACGCTTATGAGCAATTATCCTGACAACAAGAGTGAAATCCTCAAGGTTGCAGACAAGTATTTCAACGAGTATAACGGCGACTGGTATGTCACTGAACTGTTCGAGCAATGGGCAGACCAGCACGGCATAGATGCCAAAACTTTGTTGAAAAAATAATTTTAGACCTACTGTCTGTTAGTATGACGGTAGGTCTACTTGCTAAGTAGATAGACTATTGCCTAATATGTACCCCGAGTACGCAAACCTTGGAGTCAACGATTAGACAGGAGCCTTCTATGGTGCAACTAGCAGGATGACGGATTTGCACCCCGCCAACCGATAGTAGATAGACGTTAACGTAAACTATTAACTTAAAAAGGAATAATATGTCGACTCTCGAGTCTTCAACTTATACCCAGACCGTAGTCACGGCCCCAACCGCGCCTTCTACCGAAAGCGTGTTTGACCTTGATATTATGGCTCCACTTCTTCGCGAAATCGTCGCTGACGGTATTGTCGAAGAGCCGAAGCTAAATCAAGACCTCGATAGTGCTCGCTCTTTCTTCACTGGTCAGAGCATTATCAAAAGCGATTTCTTGCTAAGCAACCTTAAGTTCGGTCAGCAAGTTCGCATCAATATTGAAAAAGACCAGAACCCATTGAGCCTCTTCCAGAAGCGCGCAATCGAATATCAGGCTATTGATAGCTGCCATGATCAGATTGTTCTCGATTGTGAAGTCCCATGTATCAACACTTTGCCAGAATTCCAGTACTTAATCTTCCGCTTTGACTGCGAATACGCATACGGTGTTCGTGCTTGCGATAAGAACAAAGATTTCTGGCAGTTCGACTTCTTCACCAAGCAGTATGCGCTCTCACGCCGTGCTGAACAGTTTGGTCGCGAGTTGGACCTCTGGAACACTGTTATCAAGGGCTTGATTGCTGCTCCAGCAACCACCGTTGATGCTGTCCTCGCTAAGGACTACCCAACCCATTACTGGGCTGATCTTGGTACTGTTACCTGCGCAGGCCGCGAAGCTATCCAGATGGCTTACTGGTACATGAAGACCAACTTCCAGGATGTTAACCCAACCGTATTCATGACGGACGAAGCTGCTCGCGAACTCATCAAGAGCGTTGAGAACCCATACAACCTCAACCGTTCCCAGAATATTGTTAACACCTTCGAAGACTGGCATGTCCCTGGCTTCTTGGCAAGCACCGCTGTTAAGGAACTTCTCCCAGCTGTCGGTAGCGTTGTCATCATGAAGCGTAGCCCATGGCTAACAGTTGGCGGTGGCACTTCTGGTGCAGGCGAATTAACTTCTCAGTTCCCACTCTGGAACGAAGACGCAACTCGTCAGTACGTTGCAATTCTTGACCCACGCGTTGGCTATCAGTTCGCAAAGGATGGCTACCACTTGGTAATCAACCCATACGATTGTAACCACCTCATCCGTGGCATGATCGACACTGAGTATGTCGGTAGCGGTATTACCTTCCCTCAGTGGGGTATGGTCCTCGAGTTCTGTGCAACTGGTTACGAAATCGATTGCCCAGGCTGCGGCAGCGCATCCGCTTAGTCACACTAAGTAGCCCTTCGGGGCTACTTTTTGTGTAAAAATAAAAGTATGGAAACCAGGCTGTTAGATATCGTATATTTTGTCAAAGACGCGCCGCTTAATGAGGAGCTAAGGTATTCCCTCAGGTCCGTCTGTAAAAACATGCCACACGCTAGAGTGTGGATTTTTGGAGGATTGCCTCGTGGCATCTACCCAGATGTTCATATCAAGATTAAGCAGACTGGCAGGACCAAGTGGGACAAGGTGCGAAACATGTTCATTGCTGCGTGCAAAAACAAGGAACTGTCCGAGGACTTTGTTCTGTTTAATGACGACTTCTTCATTATGCAACCGATTGATAAAATCGAACCATTGTATAGATGCTCTCTCGAGAACCACATCAAGGTTCTTGCCAAGGGCTCTTATCGAGAACTGTTGACGACAGTCATGAACGATTTGAAACATAAAAACAAGACTACTTTGTCTTATGAACTACATACGCCGTTTCTGTTTAACAAGAAGAAGCTTCTCAAATTGATTGAGAATACGCCCGATTTGCACTGCACCAGAACTCTTTACGGCAACATTTACAAGATTGGCGGAGAGAAGAGCGCAGACGTGAAAGTGTTTAACTCCAGGCCTACATTCGACTATAGGCACTCTAAAATGCTTTCTACTGATGATTCTGTTATGAATATTAACAATGACGTCTGGCGTTACATCAAGAAGAGTTTCCCCGACAAATGCGAATACGAGGCATAATTAGGTTGTTATGAGCCTGACGGCTTCCAAATACTGGATAACTGTGACGCAGCAAAAATATTACAAAAGGAATTAGACAAGATAGACTAGAGGTATGAACACTGATTTTCTAAACCAATTAAGGGCCGCTCAGCAAGCTAGCGGTTACGGTGGAGTAGACTACGGTTCTGCTTCTACCCCGAACGTTGACCTCTTTGGAGGCGGGGCTGCCACTCGTGTTTACATGCAAAACTTGTATGACACTTATAATGACGCTCGCCAGAAACAGGGCAACCCGCCAATCGAGTATGACGATTTCGTCAACAAAACTAATGACTTCATTGGCCAGATGGGCGTAGCGGAAGGCAAATGGTCTGAGGATGAGTATAGGAACAAGTCCTACAACCAGAATGCATTCAACTCTTATGCTAATGCTTTGATGCCAGCATTGCTCGGTTATGATGCTAACGCTGATAATGCGTTTGAGGCTCTCAATGGCTACACTGAAGGCTTAGACGAAGATACGAAAGCTGCGTACGAAAGACTCAACGAGCATGGCAATCATAACTGGTCTAGCAATGCAATCAATGAGCGCACCCGTGACCGTTTCAGAGACGACACTAACTGGCTAGAGTATCTATGGGATACTGGTGCCACGGTTGGCGATTATGTCGGCTCTGGAGTTTCATATGCATGGAACATGCCATATAACGAAGGCGCTAACTCTAAGAATGACTATGAGGCACTTAACAAGTACGTTAGGGGTCGTGCAGACTCTACTGTCGATATTCTCGATAACTATGAGGACTATATCGCCAAGGCTCGTGACGCTCAGAAGATGAGCTCTAACTCTACTTCTGCCTCTGGCTCTGGTTCGTCTAGCTCAAGCACTACTGCCGCCTCTGGTTCTCCGTTTAGCGACGCCGTATCTGAAGGTGGATACGTGACCTTTACCTATAAGCCTGGCGATTCGTTCGGCCAGAAGATTGTTGACCTTGGTCTTGCCACCAACAACGGTCTCTGGGGTCAGGACGGCGACGTCAACTTCTACACTCGTCAGCTTATCGACCAAGACGCACTCGATGCTAATGGTAACATCAAGCTCGGCCAAACGTTTAAGCTTCGTAGAAGGAAATAAAAAATCCCCCCGACTACTCGGGGGTTTTTTGGTCTTCTTTGCAAGCGGCGCAGTCTGAGAGGTCTTCTCCAGTAGCATCTTCCCAGATTTCGTCTACAATCGTGTCTATTTCTCTGAGCATATCGCCATCATCCCCTAGTTCGTAAGAGAGTTGGCGCAAGCACGCAGCGCTTTTGCAAAGGCACCAATGTTTTGCGTCAATATTCGGGAACCATCTGCCCATATATTTACGACGCTCATTCTGGAATTGCTTGGCCCATACTAGGAATTTGAATGCGTCTTCAGCTTTCTCTTCTTGGGCTAGTACTATCGCTGAGCGTAGACAGTGGCGTCGTGCGTGTTCGAGCTCACCGATAAAAGCGATTTTGTCGGCAGTCATGCCCTTGCCGTGGTTAAAAGAATTGGTTTCTTCTGTCATATAATTAAAGTATATCAAGGAGGATTATGGGCAAGTTAAGAAATTTCATTTCCCAGATTACCGTACATAAAGATGATCGCGATTCGTTCATCGAGAATGAGCTCAAATATATGGGCCCAGGCGAAATACCAAAGGAGGACAATGAGCCAAAGCAGTCTGGTAAATAGACAATGGTGGGCTAATTCGTCCAACTACACCGTTGGCCGTATGGACACCATTCATGGCATCGTTGTCCACCATGCCGCCTCTACGAGCTTAGACTCGGTCGGTGCTACTTTCGCCCAGTATGGCCGTGGCGGTTCTGCGCACTATGGCGTTAAGGATGGCCAAGTGCACCAGTATGTCCGAGAAGAGGATACGGCGTGGCACTGCGGCAACTGGGATGGCAATAGCTGCACTATTGGCATCGAGACCGTTAACTCTACTGGCGCTCCAGATTGGTTGGTCAACGACCCGACATTCGAAAAGCTCGCCTATCTCTGTGCTGATATCGCCGCTCGAAACAATCTAGGCATGGTCAAGTTTGAGCCAGACGGCGTCTACCCGACGCTCTCTGCACATCGTGACTGGAGCCCGACTTACTGCCCTGGAGATTACCTCTACGGCAAGATGTATGAGCTTCAGGATAAGATTAACGCAATCAACTACCCTGCTAAGGCGAAGCTCAAGTGGAAGGAGCTTAATCCGATCACGATTTACTTAGCTGGCAAGGAGCCGACCATTCTCTACGACTTCAACCATACTCACGCCGAGAATGTGAAGCCAGTTAAGGAGTTCAAGAAGGGCACCGAGTTCGAAATCAAGGGCGAGTGCACCAACGAAACCATCGGTAAGTCTTACCTCGTGACGACCTACTCATTCGATAACAAGAAGACGAATGGCTTCAACATGAGTGACCTCGTAGCGAAGGAACCTGAACCAGACCCACCGACGCCGCCTGAACCAGACCCGCCAACACCAGACCCAGACCCGACGGTGAATATCTTGAAGAAGATTCTGGAATTCATCCAGCACATTATCGACTTAATCACTAAGAAACAAGGAGAATAATATGGAAATCCTAGGTTTATCTACTTTAGCAACTGTAGTCCTCACTGGCCTCGTGGCTGGTGGCGTGGAGCTCGTTAAGCGCATTCTCGACCGCGACTGGCGCACCGTGGCTACCATCATCGTCGCTGCCCTCATCGGCGGCGGTGCTGGCCTAGTGTTCGGTATCAACTTCCTAGTTGGCATGGTCTATGGCCTTGCTACCTCTGGCTACATTACCATCGCGCAGAACGTTGCGAAGAAATAGCATACTTGCCCCTCATGAGAGGGGCTTTTTAGTGCCTCAAAACTTGCGTGATAGTATAAAAGTATGAATAACGAATATTACGATTACGAAGATAGGAGATATGTGAACCCCGTTACCTCTCGGGATGATCAACTCGCCTTCGCTAATAACTTGAGGAGTGTAGCTGATAGAGACATTGCTAAAATTAAGCAAGACACGTACAACCTCGGCACGCATGTGCCATCAAACCTTGGCGGTTTGACAGGATCTGAGGGGATCTGGAGGAGGAGCTATGTATCGCCTAAGGTAGAGTCTATGACTAGGGGGCTTCGTGCAGTCGCTCAGTCTGCCGCTCTTGAGGGAGCGATGAATAACTATCTTAACCAGATGAAGCAGAAGTACAACACTGCTTACAAAGCTGCTGCAAGGCGAAGAAGCGGCGGTGGCGGTGGTAGCGGTGGTAGCGGCGGTATCGTCGGTATCGTCGGCAATAATGGCGGCAATGATTTGTCTGGTCTCATAGAATGGTTGACGCAAAGCGGCCACGATGTCGACGAAAGCAATGTCGGGAACTCAAGCACAAGTAGCGGTGTTACTAAGGGCGGGAACACGGTCGATGTATCGTTTGGCGATAACAAAGTTGGAACTGGCATCGGAGCTGCAGCTGGCAGTGCCCTAGGCACTCTTGTGTTCCCATACTTAGGCCCTTGGGGCACAGCAGCTGGTGGTGCACTTGGTGGTTGGCTTGGTTCTAGGTGGGGGCAATAGAACATGGCAGAGAAAGTAACGATAGAAGAGAAGAACAATCTTTACAATAAGGTTGTCAATGTCATTAACCAGATGATTCCTGGCCAGATGTTGGATTTACCAGTTGCTTCAACTATTACTAAGCAACAGGTGCAATACAATATCCGCGACAGCGAGGGCAATATCGTCGAGACTCTTAGCGATCTCCCAGATGGATATAAAGAGGGCAGAAAGATCTACAAGAACGAAGACGGTTCTTGGACCTATAGCCCAACCTCTAAAGTCTCTCTAGACGAGTCCACTGGTAAAATCACTGTCACTGCGCCAGATTTTATTCTTGAGCGTGATGGGTTCAAGGACCAATTTGGGCCACAACTTGAGACGCTTTCTCGCTATTACCAGCAGTCTCCAATGTCTACAATCCCACAGGCAGATGGCTCGTATAAAACTATTCCGCAGATTATCAATGAGCTAAACGACCCAGACAATCCGAGCAGTTTGCCTAAGTATACCGAGGCTATCCTCTCCATGCAGGATCAAGAGCTCGGTTATAAGGATAAGGACGGCAATATCTACGAGGGTGACCGCAAAGTCTACAACATTCCTGACGAGATTAAGCTTAACGACAATTACTTTATGCTCAGAAACACTATCGCTGTTGGCGATGGCGTCACTGACACAACTTTGCAGGCAGTTCCTAAGAACCTAGCTCAGGCTGATTTCTTGCGTAATCTTCAGTCTTACGACAAAGACACTGGCACTGTTCAATATAAAGATTTGATGGACAATGCTTATAACCTGAGCGTCGAGGGCGTCCAGAATGAGTCTGAGCGTCTGAAGCAACTCAAGGCTGGCCTTGAGGAGTACTTCGCACAAGGAGACTACACTGATACTGATGAGTTCGCTCGTAGCGTCGCTCTCTATGAGTTCATTACGCACAAAGCACCAGATGCAAAGTGGTATCAGACAGTCGCCTATACCGTCGTTGGATGGCTTGATGGAACGGCAGATTACCTCATGCAGGGCAATGTCTTCAGCCCAGCATCAATAGCTAGGGCATCGGTAGCCGCTTATGAGGCAGCTGATACGCTTCTTAGCACTGCAGCCAACTTCGCAAAGACTGGGGAACTAGAGAAGAAGTCTTTCATCGATAGTGTCTTTAGTATGTATAAAGAGAAGTGGGACGCTTTTGAGACTCAAAACCAAGAAGACAGGCTTTATCTTATGCCTCAGGCTGCTGCAGCTCGAGAGATTGGATATAACTTAGCTTCGCTTATCAGCCTTATCGCAGCTGGTAATGCCATGGAGAAAGGTGCGAAGACCGCTTTAGAAGGCGTAGCCACAAAAGCTGGAACTGCCGCTGGCAAAATTGCTACTGCTGGCGAGAGAATGTCAGAACTCGATTATTTGTCGTCTGGTATGAAACTAGCTGTTACAACCTCCAACACTGCGAACACTGCTAGATTGGCTAATGTAGTTTATGCCATCTCTAGCGCAAAGACTACTAGCACTATTGCTGGATTGCTTGCAGAAACATTTGGCGAAGCTATTACTGGTAATCCTGATAAGTTCTACAGGGTCCTCAATTCTGGCGAGCTCACTGAAGAGGCAAAGGAACAGCTCTGGGAAGACTTCATCGGCAACTCGATTGGCTTAGCTGGTGGTGTCACTATAGGCAAGGCGTTCATTAAGATTGGTGAGTCTACAAAGGGCAGAGCCATCTCCATGAATCTTTCTAGAGATTTGGCAAAAGTCACAACTGCGATTGGCGACGAATGGGCGCAGGCTATAGCTAAAGCTCATGGCGTCGACAATATCAAAGACTACATCGCAGAGCTTAACAAAGCTGGCAAGGTCGAGAAGGCTCAGGCATTGCTAATCCAAGAGCTACTGCGCGACGTAAAGAAGGCTATTGCAGACCAAGATGCCATTAAGGTGTTTGGGCGCTCAGAAGAAGATGTTCTGAAGAGCATCCAAGAGGTCGAGAGCGACTTGCATGTATACAGGGCATTTGAGAACGCAGTTGACGAATTCAACCGTAGAGGCCTTGGTATTGCTGCCGAATGGCTAGACCCTGTAAGAAACGTAAAACTTTCCAAGGCTAATGATGCCATGCAGGAAGTGTACGAGTCTCTAAGGAAGGCTGAGAAGTCGTCTAACCTCACAAACGTAACTAGCGTCGGTAAGTTGGCTATCTCTAAAGAAACCACAAACTATATCTCTGCGCTCATCAAGAGAGACATCGTTAACAGTGCAATAAAGGTGTTAGCTGGAGACTCTGACCGCGCCGAAGATGTAGCCGAACTCAAGAAGGAACTAGAGAAAGCCAATGGCGTGATTAGCGGTTACGAGAGCCTTGTTGGCGGCAACCAGAACTTGCTCCAGACCGCTAAGAAGTACACTGAGTCTCTGAAGAAGTTCTACGCAGAGATGAACAATGTCTTGGTGAAAGAGGGGTTAATAAACCAGACAGAATTAGAGGGGCTAAGAGCATCTGGCTTATGGGGCGAGAATGGCGAGCTTTATGCTCATTTCCAGCGCGATACAGCAAAAGAGGCACTGTCTCCTCTCAACTTCTACGGTAGCTTCCGCCATGACACCGTTGAATACATCAAGAACTATGTCCATGGCTCTGATCTAGACTATATGGACCCGCTTGTGACGTCTCGCTTGTATATCCGTCGCTATGCCGATAAGGCTGCGCGCCAAGATGTTGTTAGGCAGTATATCGCCGCTACTGGTTGTGGCGAGGAGTTGATGGGAGCTGCCCAAACTGAAGCGGCCACTATCCTTAGTAAGGCTTTGCGAAATAAGTCCGAAGTAGAATTCGCGCACGCTGCTCAGAAGACGGCAGAAGAAATTCGCGCTGGTGGGCCTGGCAAGAACGACGACCTAATTAAGCTATTTGTAAATCTTAACCCAGAAAACAATAGGCTTAGTAGCTTGGATAAGAAGTTCAAGAAGAGTGTTAGCGAATACAATGCACGAGTCAAAGCAGACTTGGGCGACGCAGTGTTTTTCCCTACTAGAAGTACCTACAACTCGATGGCTCTGAACATGAACAATGACGAGCTAAATGATGCTTGGCAGAGCGGCATGGAGAAGGCGTATGGCGAAACTGCAGGTGGCAAGAATATCACAACGTACAAGTTCGTTAGCGATAACTATGGCGTTCTTCCGCAGAATGCTAAATCGTATATCAACGAGAGCTTTGATGTCATGAATTACGCATCTGGTCGTTCTACTGGCATCAAGGTTGTGTTGAATACTTGGGAGAACACTGGAGAAGATGGCGCTAAGAAGTTGGTTCAAAAAGAGTTAGGCAAAGTCCAAGAAATCGTCAACACTGGCAGAGGAAGAGCTGCTGATGTAGTCGAAAAGTACTTCACTGAAGCTGGTCAGAAGGAAGCTCTGAAGCGCGCTCTTCGTCGCAACGGTCTTAGCGAGAACTTCTTGAACCCTAACAACGCTTTGTTCATCAAAGACTTTGAGGGCAAGGATGCTAAGCAGATTCAGAGAATTCTGAATGACGTGTACGGAGAGAAGGCTGGAACCGCCATCTGGAACCGTGCTCACCTAGAGCCGAATGGTAAGAGAAGGAAGCTGGATGCTACCATCAGAAAGCTTCGCAAGTCTGCCAATGAGGTATTTCTTAACCGTTATGGCACGCAGATGACGAAACGTGGCCAGTCTCTTTATTTGGATATGGTCGAGCACCAAACTAAGATGGTGCTCACAGAAGACCTCAAGAAGCTACGCGAGCTTAGCTACGAGAATTTCGAAGCCGTTAAAAAGGTTATCCCAGGATTCGAAGACCAGCTTAAGCGCATGATTATTGGCGGCATGGCTGGAGGCAATGACTCTATATTCAACTTGGAACAGCCCGCTAGAAAGTTTAAGCGTGAGCAGGCTATAGCAGATTTAGCCAAGAGGATGTTCGTCAACGACGCAGACTATACTGAGCTAGCTGAGGCCTTAAAGATTCCTAATGAGCTGTTCGCAGCTGGCGTAGACGCGGCTGTCGACAAATACATTGAGAATGTGTTGAGCTACCCTGGTACCAAAGCGGCATACGATGAGCTAATTAAGTATTATGGCCTCGACGAGGCGAATGCAAAAGAATACTTAGCCTTACGCTCGTTAATGGAGCATAAACCCAGGAACATTAAGGGCAAAAACATCACCACGCGTGGTGCCTTGGCTAGGGAGATTAAGCGCGAAGTCAGAGAAGAAGAGTACAACAAGCTCAAGGTTAAAATTGAAGATAGCGATAGGCCAAAAGACTTCAGTAGAGACGAGTACATCTCTGGGCGTATCAACGATGCAATCTGGAAACGTATTGAGGAGCGCTATGACGATATGCGTCTTGAGATGATTGAGCAGGCTCCAGTGTTCGTTAGCATAGATAACATGTACGACGAAGTGGAAGGCCTTACCACCAAGATATCTCAGTACAAGAAGGACGTGGACAACGTAGTTGCGATCCAAGATGAGACTGGTAGAGTGTCATTTATGAAGACAGACCCTCTGCTCGCTACTGTCATGAACCACGAGGCAGTCATTAAACCACTTGGTGCATTCGAGAAGGCCAACTATTTGCTATCGAAGACCTTCCGTCTTGGTACTACTAGCCTGAACCTAAAGTCTCTCGTCAACCAGACGTTCCGTGACTTTGGTAACGCATTTATTGGCGGCAACCTATATCGTACTTGGTCTCGCGCTAAGCTAGATATGCAGAGCGTGCTTGGCAACAATGTCGTTGACTGGATTCGTCGTAGCGACGATGACTTGGCAGACTTTATCGTGAAGGAAGCCCAGAGAACTGGCAAGGCTGAAGCTGATGTAGCCTACGACATGATTAGGAGGACTGGTTCTAACCTAGCCCCTACCACTACTGAGACTGATGTGTATAGACGCGCTACTGAAGTGAACCGTTCTATGCGCATGGAGCGCAATAAGGGCGTCAACAAGCTAACTGGTAGTGAGCTAGAAGGCGTCACGAGAGGCATCGACAAGATTGGCGATAACCTTGGCAAAGCTAACGAGTGGCGTGAGAAAACGCTTCGCAACATGGTATTCCAAAACGGTTTTGCTGATGCAGTAAAGCGTGGATACTCATTCGAACAGGCTAAGCAGTATGCGACATTCTTGATGAATAACGCCACTACGAACTTCGGTCGCACGACTGCAATGTTCGCGCGTATGCAGCGCACTGTCCCATTCTTGGGCGCAGCCATAAACGGCACCAAGTCATTCTACAGGCTTCTATCGGTTGACCCAGTAGGCGTTATTGGTCGCTTGATTGGCGGCATCATCATCCCGACAGCGTATCTAACCTCTGGCTCCTTGCTGACCGCTGAAGACCGCAAGCTTTGGAGAAGCATTAAGGAGTATCAGAAAGACGACAATATTCTCTTCGTCTCTAACGGCAATGTTTACTCTATCCCTATCCCCCAGGAAATCTCGGCATGGGTTAATCCGATTAGGCACATTATAGAGATAAACGCGGACGCCAATGTTCACTCTATTATGCAGCTTGCCGTGAACGATATCCTTGGCTTGTCTCCTATTGATCTAGACGGCTTTGCCAATATCGATGCAAATATGCTGGCAGATGGCACCGACTCAGACAATTTCTTCGTGAATAACGTTGAGCCTGGCTTGGCTAAGCTATTCTCTCAGTTAGCTCCTGTCCCGATGAAGGCTGGCATGATGTATGCTACTGGCATTGACCCTTATACGATGAAGAAGATTGACAAGACATACTCGACGGTCAACATTGATACTGGTGAGGTCGAGATTATGGGCGATTATTCAAGCTCATTCGCCAAGGGTATCGCTAGCTTCCTCTCCAAGATAGATGGATTTGAGATGTCTGCGCCTATGGCCGAAAAGCTACTCGGGTCGATTATCGGTACAGCCCCAGTTGAGTATCTTGGCTGGCTAGTCGATATGAAGGATGCGGCCATTGGCAAGAAAGATATTGTTGACGCTCTTAGCAGTAGTGCGGAAGGTGTGGTTAACATGGTGGCTAGCCCAATCACAGTGCCAATCTACAAGAGTCGCGCCGAAGAAGATTGGAAAGCTGCAGTGTCAGAAATGTACAACCAGCGTGAGGCGCTATTAATGAGCGATGCATGGCAGGACTACCAGAACAAGAAGCGTAATGCCACCACGGCTGAAGAGCTGACAAAGCTAGCCGCAGTGCGTGATAACTTGACTAGGGGGTACTACGAGCAGCTTAAGGCTATGGTTGATAACCTCCAGTCTAAGTACGAAGCTGACTTCACTGCAGAAAAGTACGCAGCGGTGATTAGCCTTAGCGTCCTCGACCAGACTGGAGTTGATAGCACCGCTTATGGTCAGAATTTATCTGATGAGCTATACAAGGATGCGAAGAACAGGGCTATCGATACAATGTATCGCATGGGCTTCAATTCTCCTAGCGATTACTCCGTATTCGGTTATCTCAAGACTGGTCAAGACGGAGAACCTTATGTGGCAATGTCTACTCCTATGGCAATTTTGCAGCTACGCGACAACATGAACTATGCCAAGGGTCTACACCAAGCTAACATGAGCTCTATTCTCGAAAGCCGAGGGCTACAGAAGAATAGCGACTCGTACAGAGCCATGCAAAGCCAAGTCGACGCAATCTACTCTAAGGGCAACCTTGAATCTGCAGACTACGATGCAATTTCCGCTATCTATAAGCAGTGGGATGCGCAGGTAATGGCGGCGCTATATCCTTACCTTAAGCAGTACGGCATAGACAATGTCCTAGAGAACAGCGATACTGTCGAGTTCTTAAATGATGTCATCAAGGTGCCATCCGACTTTGCCAAGACAAAGCAGGGTAGATACTTCTCTTCTCCAGGTCTTAACAAGCAGGCTGGTTATGCTAAGGCTTATATCGAATACGTTTATAATTTGCTAGAGGAGCAGTAAATGCAGGATAAGATTTTGAAAGCCACAGACCAATTCTTCGCACAGTTCGAGCCAAAGGAGGTCCCAGACCTCCCCCCGGCTCCGCGCGATTACTACACAGAGTATGAGAAGCAGTACCGTAAGCTAGATGGAATGAATTTCCCCAACGGCGCTAGCGGCAGGGTGCTTATTGGCTCTACTGAGGCAATCCGCACCCTTAAGCAGGCGTATCTAGTCGCTAAGGAGAGATCAGACAGGCTTAAGGCTAACGGCGACAACACGAGAGCTCAGATGGTGGTAGACCAGTATATGAACGAGAGATTTATGCCAGCCATCGAGGCTATCGTGCGCATGAATAGCGCTGATGAATTGATGAATTCTAAGGAGAGCCTAGATGCGCTAGATGAATATGTCCTCACTCCTAGAGGCTCTGGCAAGGGCTTTACGCGCGCCTTCGTCCAGTCGCTCTACAATGAGGAGCTCGGCAACACCGTGCCGAAATCTGACATGGAAGTGCGTCATGCAGTTGAGGAAATAAAAGACCTCACGTTCAGAGGGAACGTAAGGTCGGCTGTTGGCAAAGCCACCAAGCTGCTGCAGCAGATAGATATGGGCGCGCATATGGCAGATGGCGACGATTATGCATTGCTACTAAAGGTAGCGTCGCGTTAAAAAGTCCCCCCTTTGAGGGGGGGATTTTTATGCCAAATCGGCGATTGCTTCTTCTAGGCTCTTTATTTGGTTGTAGTAGTTTATTGCGTTGGAACGTAGCTTGTCTAGCCCAGTCTGGTATGTTTGAAAACTCTTGCTCTTAACTGGGAGATACTGGTCTGATTCATATTGAATCTTGGTGCGTTCTGGAAAATTAGAATACATCATGCCGCGCTTATTAGCGCCAGACATAATGGTGGCGAAATCATTGTCACGCTTTCTATCTAGAAGCATATTCGTGGCCGCATAGTTACGGTCTAATGAATCCCTATAGCTTTTCAGGAACTCATTCAGGTTGTTGCCTTGGTTATCATTGATGTCGAAACCATCCATACTAAAAGTATAACAAGCAGTTTAACTCTTTTCTTTTTGTTGTATAATAGTCCCATAGTTGGTGACAACTATAGTAGTTAGAAGGCGCACGCGTCCCAAAAATATAGATGCTATAAGTCGCTCTTCTGGCTTCTTCTTTCTTTCTACATCAAAAAGCCACTCCTTACTTCCCAAGGAGTGGTTTTTTGTTAATTGTAGATTCGCTGGCGTGCTTCAAACAGGACACTGACTAGGTTGGCCTGGTCTCTAAATGTGCGGCACTTAATCTTTTCCTGCATAGATATAGCCCTAATGCGGATGTTGTTGATAGATAACAACGCTATCGATTTCTCCTCATAGGTATCCAGATACGGGAATGGCGTCTCGACTGGCTGGTCTACCCTTATGGTATCCCAACACGGGAAGCGGTACCAATCATCGTCGCCTCGTGTCTGAGTAAGCTCGTGCTTATCTGCAGATAGTGCGAACCACCACCACCTGTTAGCGTTAGCGATAACCTTGTTATGGACGCGGTTAACAATCATATTAGATGCGTTGCCAGGCAGGGACAGATATTTAGTATGTCTCTCGAAGGTGATTGGGCTGTCCATTCTTCTCCAGCAGTTTTGGGCGTATAACCTCATCACCACTGGGTAATCTGGGTGAATGCCGATAATATCGAAGTCATCGTCGTGGCGAACGTCGCAGAACGGTAGGTCGCTATCTTGGAACCACGGATATTGCTGATAGTTCATGCCCTTGTCCCAGACGAGACATTTCTGGATGCCATCTAGCTTGTCGGTGTAGTTGAAGTATAGTTTGTTGGCGTAGCCCCATAGTTTTCGAGGCAACGTCATGTCGACGCGGTCGGTGATGCTCTTAACGCTAGATGGGATAGCGTTCCATACTGCTCCAGTAAAGCGCCTGATCCCCTCGTCTGGGTCAAACGAATAGATGACTCCCTGATAGTTTGTGATGTCACCCTCGCTCTGAACTCCTGCGCCCTCGATGTATGTCGAGATGAGCTGTGGCATGCTATCTTCTAGGGTGATGCCTTTGCCGCTCGTTGAAAACAAAGAGTACGAGTTCTTCGATGCCACCATAAGCACCTCGTTCTGGTATTCTACTATAGCCGTAACAGTGTTCATGCTAGTGGCGTATGGCGAATCATTTGGCACGTACATGCGATATGGGTAACTATCGTAATCTGGCCCTTCTGCGGTTATTGACGAAATCTGAATCAGATTAGGGTCGTTCCTGAAGCCTCCGAGGTAGATACGGTTGTTGTGCCTACAGATGATTGATGGGGCTAGAACTGGGCGAGTGTCGGTATAAGATGCGTCGATGCTCGCTGGTTCTGTTTGCCCAGCTACGTAGTAGACTACAGTAATCATGCCTGAGTTGGCTGGGCGACCAGTATAGCTAATGCCGTATGTCGCTAAATCCTTCTCTTCGCCTTCATACTCCCAGACGCCTTCATTATAGATGAAAGTGTATTCTCCAGATTCGCTACCTAGGTCGGACGCAACAAACGTGTCTAGGTCGACCGTAACAGATACGGAGTCAGTCGTACTCGCTGGGAATGCTTTTGATTGCCACTCGCCAATCTTGAATGTCTGAAGCGACGAGTATCCGTCGACGTAGTAAACCTTGTCGACTGCCTGAACGATGTTGACCGCTTTGGCGCGCGCGTCGACTTTGATATCGGTGCCTTCTACCACTTTGTTCATGGCGTAGTCGTAGATAACCAGCTTAGCAGACGTTGCGTCTTTGTAGCAGAACACGTCGTAGCGATAGCCATTAAGCGTAATAGTAGCGCCCCTGTCCATGTCTTCGTGTCGGCACACTGGAATGGATTCATAATCGCTATAGATTAGCCCCATGCATGGTCTAGAAGGCTTGAACTCATAGTTGTACTCTTCTTTAGCTGGCACGTTCTTGTCGCCAAGCGTGTACTCGCAAGCGTAGTGGTTGCCAGCACCAGTAGCCATGATGTCTATCTTCTTGCCAGTGTTAAATGGATTATCAGAGCGCTCGCAGCTAATCTCATCCCAGATTTCCATGCGCACATAAATCTTACCTCTGGTGTTGGCGAACTGATCTACGGTTGTCATGGAATAGAGCGTTCTATTCTCGAACAAATCGGTTGAGATGTCGCACAGGTCGATAGCGGTCTCATAGATTGGCTTGCCTCCGTCTGATGCAGACACGTAAATCGACAGGATACCAGTACAGCCGTCCGTATTGCGTAGCTTGATTGTGTTACCCACGAGCTTCCCATTATATGGCATTTCGAACTTAATCTGTTTCCCCTGCCACATCTGAAGTGTTGTCATTTCTACATCATCATCTTCGACGCGCTCAGGGGCTAAGTCACACAATCTTTCGACGCCTTGCACTGATGCAGAGTTGCCTCTCTGTGTTACAAGGTTGTCAGAATTGTAGCGACCATTGATATAGTACGGGCTAGAGTACGGGCTAGAGTTGACATCGTCGGATACCGTGTCGAGACCGTAGTTGAGAGGAAGATTAAGCCCATCGTGGACGCGACGAGAAACGCGTGTCTGCCATTCTGTGCGCGCATAGCTTCCGGGGTAGAGGCGATTATTTGCATAGTAGCTTGGCGGCCAAGATATATTATGCGGTGAGTTTTGCTTACGAAGGGCGCTCATGCTATGCCTCCCCTACGATTGAGACCTTCGATATACCCCACCTTTTGTTCAGGGCCTGTACTGCCTGTGGAGTCCACTTATTGTCGAGGTAGTCATAGATATTTGCCGAGAATGCAAAGTCCTCTGATTCTTGTAGCCATACCGTCGTTAAGATCATCATCATCAGATGTTCTGCAATAGCTGAAATCTCAATGACGTCATCATAGCTCTTAACTGGCTTTGGGAAGCCGTAAGCGATAATGTCTACGATGATAGGGATATTAAGAGGGCGGTCGAATACTAACCAGATATTATCGTCTTCTTCCTCGATAGTATACTGGCATGGTGTGCCTTTTTGCTTAAGCTCGATGAGGCCATTCTTGTCATAGAAGTCTTCAACATCCTCGTGGCAGATGAATATTCTGCACGGCTCGCCGCCTGTAGTCGAGTAGAAGTTTAGCACTGGGATGTCGATTAGCCTACGGAAGTTATCGTTGAGGTTCCAACGGTAGTGGCCGTTAGCATCGAGGTTATATTTACTGTGTTTAGAGAAAATCTTGCCAAGCTTAGGCACAAGCGGCAAGTCGCGGAAGCACCAGTTGATGCCTTCGATAATGAAGTCTTTAGGGGTGTCCAATGTGGAATCACCTCTAAGAGTCTGGAACTTTTCTGCGAACTCTCTTACTGTCATCTTCATGATTACATTATATAGTGGCTAAAAAGCACGGACGATTTTCCATGTTATACTGACGGTAGCGACGGGCCTGGTCTCCCATCCCGCCGTGCACGTTTTTTCCTCGCTTTGAGGCGTCAGCTTTCCAGCGCCTCTCGTGTTAAAAAAATAAAAACGCGCAACAAAATACCTCCCTTACTACGGGGAGGTATTTTTTAATCGTCAGACGGTAGCGTTCGACGGGCCAATGCGTAATTTAGGCCAACACGTATCGTCTGTTTATTGGTGACTCCCAACGACCCATTACTAGCGTTGAGGAAGTCTAATTCTGTATAGTGCTCTTCGTGCATGCCCTCGCCGAACCAATGGGGGAGGTATTTGGCCCTAGTTCCTTGTGAGTCATATACGAGATACGTATCAGTATAGTAGGTGCGCTCGCTTATGTCAAACATAAACCCAATGTCGTCGCCATCAGTAACGATTGCTTGATGAGACTCCACATGGTCACAGCCGATATAGTCGAGCACATCATAACTAATAGGTATCCACTCGCCTCCCCTGTAAACAGAGAACTTATTCTGGTGTTGGCTGATAGATGAGTGGTACTCTACATCGCGTTCTTCTTCTGCTAAGAGAAGTCTGTGCGATTGGTTCTCTCCAGCTTCTAGGTCACCCTGCAGTGACTCGGTAAAGTACGCACATTTGCATTGGCTATAGCCATCGTCATCTGGATCATCGGTTAGGATTTCCTTATGCGTCCTTACTTCGTCACAACCAATGAAGTCGATAGCGTCATAGGATATAGCAACCCACTCGCCATCTCTAAAGATAGCGAGCTTGTTGCGGTTGCGAGAGTTTTCGGATTTGCGCTTGAGGGTTAGTTCCTCATCTGGCTCAAGAATCTTGAAGCCCATATCGCCTCCTACAAAGTGATGGCTAACTTAGTCGAAGATACAGGGATGAATAGCTTCTGTCCAGTTACCGTAGAGTCAGTAGTCGGTACGCCATTTTCGCCCAAGTAATAAGTAGCGCCTACGACGTATTCGTGTGGTTCCGTCATGTTGACGAAGCCGCTATTCTGGACAAGCATAAGGTCAGTCCATGGGCCGAGGGCGAGCATTACTGCTGGATGGCTAGCGTCTGCGTAGCGCATAACGTGGGTGTTAACCTCGTTGGAGATATAAACGCCGCGTACCTGTCCCTTAGGAACTTCGATTGTTAGGTTGTTGGTTTCGAGCGCTGCTACGTTATCCATGTTGGAGTTAGGGAATAACTTAGAGCCAGCAATGCGAACTAGGCTACGGATAACGTTGCCAGTGTTTGGGTCTTCGATGTCGCGTTCTGCGATGAAGTAGTCAGCGATACTCTCGAGGTTATCGATTGGCAGCTCGCCGATATACTGAGTGGCTGGTTTGCCGTGGCAACCGCAGTTGCCTAGGCAGCCAGGTTTTTGACATGCACATGCCATAATAATATTCCTTTCTATGTTCTAACTAAAGAACTCGTCGTTAGGTATGTCTGCGCTTGGGTCAGTACTATGCGTGTAGAGGCCCCAATCGAGGACATTGCTGTTAGTGTAATCAGAGATGAGGTTGATATTACCCCATACAATCTTGGTGTTAGTAGGGATACCAGCAGGTCTTGCGATTGCCGCTTCAAGATTAGTGATGCGACTAATCAGGTTGGTAATCCTGTCGCCAAGCCTTTGCTCGATGCCTTCGAGCGCGTCAGTTAGGTTGAATGTGTAGAATTTGCCATTGTGGTAGATGTACACATCGCCTTCTTCTGGCGGCGTAGTCTGGTCGACATCCTTTAGCAGATGCATCGAGATGATGCGAGAAAGGTCATCGCCGTGGATACAGTCTGGCTCACCGCGCTCTGGGTTGTACTGTAATGATATTGGGTCGCCACAGTCTGGGCTCAAGAACAGATGTGTTAGAGTTTCTCCTGCCTTAATTGCGTCAGTTAAATCAACGCTAGTCTCTTCCCAAGAACTCTCTAGGATTAGATTGACTGGGTTTTCTGGGTCGAGCTTTAGCTTCAAGTAAGCGTCTACGCATCTGGCGGCATCAATCTTCGCGCACTCTTTGTGATAGAAGCTATCAATAGGTGTCGTCATGATACTTCCTTTCTAATGAATACTAATTCATTGGTGTTAGGATCAACGCAGACGTATCTGATATAGCTTACGCCATCGATTGTCTCGGTTATAGACTCTTCTGATACCTCCTCAATCTGCTTGTAGCTTACTTGATGCTCACCGTTCCACCCAACGATATAGAACTGGTCTGCATTAGCAGGTGGGAGCAACGTCTGTGGCGCTCCATCTGCATCGAAGCCCATAATCGTGCGCATCGAATCGACCATGTGATCATTACTGTTCCAGGCAATCCAGCTGTTATTGACGCCTTCGCAGCCGTGGGAGCAGTTATTGTCTTTTTGATAAACGAATAGCGAGTTATCTTCTACCCCTGTTATATCGACATCGCCGAGGTCTGCGATGTGTAGAATCGAACCAAGCTCGTGCGCCGAGATGGTGTCTACGTGTCTTTCGGCAAGATGCTCAAGGACTCTCCTGATGGCGTCAACTCGCACTTTTGTATCAGTCTGAGTCTTGTAAATCATATTGCCATAATCATACCAAGCAGTCGCACCGTCGAAGTTGTAGCTAAGCACGGAAACAGTATCAGGCATCTCGGTGATGTCTAGAAACGGTTTCCTGCACCCGCACGGGTTCTTCGGAGCGCAACCTTTGTGGCATCTATTGCAATTACAGCTCGTCATATCTCTAGTATAGATGCAAAAAGAATGGGGGCGATTTTATTCGCTCCCTATCTTACGCATGTCTTTCATGCCGTCGCTATGTCGTATTAGTGGTGGGTTGTCCGACGATTCTGCGCCTAGAGTGGTTCTCATTTCAATCCAGCCATTAGTACCACGAATCTTGGACATGCCAGCATCTCTGTTATGAGATTGCCACACCCCATTGTTGTCGAGCACCTTCCCCGGTCTGTAGTCCTTAGGGAGGATATTCCTGAAGCGTACGCCAACACCAACGTCATCATAAGACGTCTTGCCTACCGTCTGGTTGTGGATGCGCAAAGCAGATATCTGAGCATCTTCGCCAGGCTGCAGGACAATAGTAGTCTGGCCAACACTGATAGAGTTAGAAATGGTATGAGCAGTGTTGATGGAGTTATCGGTATAAGTGCCAAACACCTTCGTGCCATTACTGTTATAGACATCGATGTTCCTACCTGGCGTAGCATAGTCTGAGCCCCTAATGTCGTCGCGCTTAATCGAATTTATTGTAGTCTGTAGCACGATAGTGAGGACGTTATTGGCTTCGATTGTAGCCGTCCAAGTATTTGTTACGCTAGTGATAACTCTGGAAGAAACACTATCATTGTATGGCGGTGTGTTGGAGTCGCGGAAGTAATATTCCGCAGTGGCAGAACCAGTTCCAGCTACCTCTGAATGCCAAGATGTATCGTTTGGTATAACGCCCCAAGACAGACCAGTGTCCGAAGAGTAGTCTGTCCTGGTGCTCCACTCGTAATGTCTAGCCATTATTCACCTCCTATACTGGGTAAGAGTCGACTGGGGCGTCGAGCTGGTTGCGAATAGTATCAGTTGCAGGGTGCTTGTCTGCCTCGCCACTTGTAGGTTTAATGATAGCCTGGAGAGCGTTTAGGCGACTAGCAGTCCATACAATCTCATTGTATTGCTGCGCAACTTCGTCAGGCACTCTCTGTCCATCTAATTCATGGAACCTCCAACCTGGGAATGGCGTAGCTGCATGCAAGCGGAACTCATGATGTAGGCTTGCTTCCTTGCCCTTAGGGACAACGAAGGTTAGGCTAGCGCGCATTGACATTGTGCCCCACGGAAGACCACGCTCCTGTCCATCGATAAATGCCGATGGTCCCTGAAGAACTACTGAGTCGTACATCGGGTCTGCAGTGCCGTCCTCTAGGACTGGAATGACTAGAGAGCGGAAGTTAGTGTTGATACATTTGCTTGAGATAATGACCTGGATACCGTAGTTGATGGTTACTTCTAGATCATACTTGCCGAACCACTTTGGGCAGTTCTCTTCTAGATGCAAACCGATTGCGTTTTCGTTATAGCAACCGTAGTACCATGGATAATCTGGGTCATCTGGCGTAGAGTCACGAAGATAGATAATCTTGTCTTCGTCTTCTGGCTTAGCAGGTAGACGGCATTCACGAATACAGCCACAGTCATCCTTGATGAGTACCTTGTAGTAGCCATCTTCGTCTAGTTCGATGACGCAGTCTTCTGCATCTGGAATATGGTAGTTGCGCCATTTAGCATCGATTGGCTTGCAACCGTCGCCACAATCTCCGCCAATACAGCTAGGGTCGAATACTAACAAATCGCAGGACTCTGCTGCTGGAGCTTCGACATCTCTTAAGTCGTCGAGATTGATAATCTCACCAATTTGACGACCAGTCAAAACACTGTTGGCGCACTCGCCTTCATATACCATCGTGGCGTTAGAGTAGTTCGTGTATAAGCTAGTACATGTTTCCTGTAGCTTAGGGACTTTGATTTTATGCAAGCAGCCACAAAAATCGAGAATCCAAGTCGTCGGGTCGTATGGCGATACTTGGATGTCGAACTTACAGCCGTACTGGGCTGGGCCACAGGCGCCGCACCCACCGCCACATGGGTTATTGCTCTTCTTCTGCGGGCCACAGTCACAGATTTTCTTGCAACGATTACAATGGTTACAATAGTTCATACCACTATTTTACGAGGTGAACTGTGCTGGCTAGAAAATTATAGTATGCCATACTGTTCGCCATAATAGACGAGGTTGGCTCGTAACCTTTCTAGGTCGAGCTGAGAGAAGAAATATTCAGATAACTTGTCGAGCTCATGACACATCTCCATTCGATGCTTATCGTCTAGTATCGACTGCACAATGCAATCCAAGAAGGCACCAGAGAAATCCTGATGCCTTGTTTCTTTAATGATTAAGCGATAAATAAAATCGTCGTCAACGAGCATTCTTCTGATTTCTGCTGGGTTAAAAACAGATAGAAGGTGATGAGCTAGCATAATATACTGGTCATCATACGCGTTTACCATTTCCAACTTCGACTCCTTTTGCTTCCTCTTTTCCTAGGGCCTTGTTTGCGGGCGCGGTTAGCACTGGCAGACATGATTCGAATGTTCGACGCTCCATTGCCAGCGCTAATGCCGCGAATGTGGTCGACGTCCTTTCCATCACCCTTGTGAACTAAACCCCTCTTCTCGGCAGAGCGGCGGGCGCTCTTACGAGCAGTGTTTTTCGCCTGCTCTTTTGCGCCACTCTTGAACTCCTTGTATTCGTGCTCGTACCCTGCTTTGGTACGATGACGATTCTTCCCAGTGCCAACCCAAAATTTGCCCATAGGTTATCCTATTGTTGTCTCATAGCTTGCGCGACCTGCGCCTCATACTGGGCCATGAGCTTCTCGGCTTCTTCCTTGGTCTTGCCAGAGATAATAGCCAAGAACAAGTCTAGGCCTTTGCGCTCGTCCATAATGGCTTTCTGCATGTCGTTGATCTTGTTGATTTCTTCTTGGCGCTTGTCCTCAAATTCACGCACTTTTTTAGAAGTCTCTTCTGGAGCTGGGAGCGTACGGAATGTGGCAGCATCTTCATCAGAGATAGTGCCGTTGCGGAATAGGATGAATGCTAGCTGGTTGACGAACTTGACTGCTGCGTCTTCCAAGCGGACCTTGCGTTCTTCATCATCGCCTACCATTTCATAAGCAGCTTCTAGGCTAGAAACTACATTGTCGAAGTATTTCTTCTGGTCTTCATCTGTTAGTTGCTCTTTCATTTTTCCGATAAGAGCATAAGCCGTATTGTACATATGGGTCTCCGTTTAACTGATTCCAGTGTAGCATATTTGCTAAACTTAAGTTATGAAGATACAACCAGTAACTCCTTACATGATTAAGAATCAGCCAGATCAAATGTGCTTCCTCCTCAATCAGCTTATCGCGCAGGTGAATGCGCTGGCTGCGAAGGCGGATGGGGGCGACGACTCTTCTTCTTAATTCACGGTGGACAAAAAGAGAGGCCATGAGCAGACCTCTCTTTTTGATTACAGAATAACCAAATTGAACTAATTGCTTAGTTAATTTGTGCTTTTATTATTGCTCTTTTTCCTGTTTCTAACAAGCTCTACGACCATAACAACTAGACAGAGAACATTGCTAACGATTAGCGGAATATTCCCCGTGAGGACGCCACTGATTGCCCAACCTAGATTGCCTACTGACACGAGTAGCTTGACTGCCATTGGCTTCTTGGCGAGCATGCCGCCTGCACGAAATACAGTTGCTATCCAGCCCAACACCTGACTAATTATGTACATCATCTTTTGTCGTCTCCGCTTTCTCTTCTTCGCCTAACTCACCCCTAATATGCTCAACTTTAAATATAAGTTTAGCGACCTTATTGAAATGCTCGTTCAAGAGAAGCTCTATGAATTTCATCTCATCGTCGCTGATATTCATTTCTCCTGGGTAGAGAATTTCTTTGCCTCCAAATGTGTCCATGATTTCAGTATAACAAAAAGCCCCAGATATGGTGGGATTCGAACTCCACGGAGCCGCACTCTACCCCGTAGGGGATTGCTGACTTCTTGGCATTTCTGCCTCAACCTTAAGCCACTCGGTCACATATCCAGGGCTGATTCCAGTATAACAAAAAACCGCTCCTTAGCCACTATAAAAACGACTGAGCATCGGGGCGGTATAGAAGCCAGAGCGAGACTCGAACTCGCATCCATGATGAGTTTGTCGCAACGCTCATCCGTTCTACCAATTAAACTATTCCAGCATATTTTTCTATAACATTATAGCAAGAAAATACCCAGAGATATATCGCTGGGTATTTAAAGGTAAAATGTAGCAATTTTACATGCTCATAATAGCACAATTAGTCGGTATATCCAATGCTGAAGGTCGCATCAATAATTTCGCCAGCCTTCTTCAACTGACGCTTCTGTAGCTGACGGAGCTTGCGATGGAACTCTCTCCTATAAGCTTTCTTCCTCCCCATGCGACAGTGACGGCATGAGCAACCTGTGTGCATTTTGATATTCATATTTCCATTATAATAAAAAACCACTCCTTGGAGTGGCCGCCCAAAGCTTCGAGGACTCCCTTGAGCAATTTCATTATAACACAAAAAATGGGGCGATATTTGCGGGTCGCCACTCCCGTCGTTCTTAACCCCTTCCACAGGGAGAACTGATTGCGGCTGGGGACAGGTTCGTATTATTTCTTGCTACTGCCCTCACCTGGCGTATGAGCTTCCCTCTACGAACTGAGGTGACGCGCCTTAGGTTGTCGCAAATCTAGTATATATTATCCGCGGATTCTGTCCCACCATTTGCTGAGGAACGAGCAGAGAATATTGTCGATAAGGCGTTTTGATGCCTTGCTCTGATTCGTGTTAACGATTGCTGCGTCGATGACGTTGAAAAATTCATCGACCATCTGGCGGATTTCAACATCGGAAATGACAAATGCCGTATGACCGGGGAAATCGCCGAACTCTCCTTTTGCTCCATCGTAGATAGAAACCCCATGGACGCAGCCAGGAAGTACATTGTTCTGTTCCAGCAAGTCGGTGATGTCGATACCGACTGAGACTGGAATCCCAACCTTCTCGCCGTCGTTAATTGTTTTGTAAGTGATTGCGTTTAAGACGACTTTAGCAGGGGACTGTTTAGGGTCTGTCATAAAACTCCTTTCGTTAAATTGTTAATGTAGCTTCATTATAACAAAAAATCACTCCTGGCGGAACCAAAAGTGATATGTCGACATGTTGTTTCTGGATTACTGTCGTTGTTATTATTGCACACAAAATAAAGCCCCGCAAGCATAAGCAAAAGGCCCCGGTTATTACCGAGGCCAAGTAAAAGGAGGAAACTTACAACTTAGTAATGGACGACTTGATGATGTCTCCGTAGTCGGAGCAGACACTCAGCACTGTGACGGCACTGATAAATGGGAGGGTCGCGTAGACCAGAATGGTCTTGTCCATATCAGTAACATTCACCTTATTGCCGAGCTCTTCCAGCTCTTCAAACAGCTTCTTGCTGTCGATGGGACCTCTGATTTCGATATACAGTGCCACCATACTAATCACCCCTTTCAGAAGGTTCGAGGCGAATTGCCTATATTTCTATTTTACTTCAACATGGTCGAAATCGACCAGTTTAAAACAGGGGTAGATTTACTTCATGGTTACTTCAATCGGACAACCAAAATACCACCCTCCGCGGGTGGTTTTGGGTAAGTTAGATAAAGGCGGTTAATTTAATTTCCTTTATGCCAACAGTATATTACCAGTCAGGTAACTTGTAAATCCATAGATGCGATGCGCTGATGCCTCCAACTACCTCGCAATAAACTTGGAGCTGTACCCCTTTAGCAGCTGTTAGCTTGAAGACGCGTTTCGCTTCGATTGATAAACGGCTATTAGAGAATTGCCAGTTACCCTTCTCGATATTGTCATCAGCCGCCTCATCACTCAATCTAATGCCAAAGAAGCAGCCATGGCCAGTATAACCAGACTCGCGAAATCTTGCTCTAGCGATTACATAATAGCAACCAGGCTGGAGAAGGATATCATAAGAGCGCGACGAGGCGTAATTAGAATCGTATATCGTAGTCAAAGATTGATGTAGAGCCATGTTCACGAATGTATTATTTGATAGCGACATATTATTATTGCCGCCCTCTGCCACAATCTTTGGGAAGAAGCATGTATCTGGAAATGCGGTAGTGTTTAAGTTTGCCCCAGTTACGTTACCCTCACTAAGCACTGGCGAAATATTGTCGCCATTGCTTTCTTTCAACTGATGAGTTTGGTCAACTGCCATAATCTTTAACTCTGCTCCTCATAATTTGGTATTCTAAAAACCCACATAACACCAGAAGAGATATTGCCTGTTCCATTCATGCCAGCGAAGAATCTGACTTTAGTGGGCTTGTTTATCTTGAATATGCGTTTCGTCTCTATGGTGAGACGGAGGGTAGAGAAAAACCAACTGCCACGGTCTACGTCAGAAGTGCTATATGCTTCCCCGTCTAGCAATATCCCCAAATAGTTTTGGCGGTCGCCACTATAGTCGCCAAACCTCATCCTGGCGATAGCCGAGTAACAGCCAGGCTGGAGCAGAATATCTGTAGTTCCTGCTGCGCTAGCGTATTTTGAGCTCGTAATTCCTACAGATGAAAATGGGATTGACTGCCAGCCTGCCGAATACGAAGCGGAAGTTCTGCTACCCTTAGCCACAAGGATTGGACCCTTGCAAGTATCTGGGAACGTATCAAAGTTCACATTATCGTAAGCGACAGTGCCAGCGCCAAGTACTGGGTAAACATTGTCGCCATTGTGGTCTTTGAGCTGTTTCTTATATGTCGCCATAGTTCTCCTTATGCAGAATAATCTGGGATTTTGTAAACATAAATACGAAGTGCATCAAGCACACTTTCCGAGCGACTAACATATACCGCAAATGGCAAAGTGCCAGCAGAAGTATACTTTTTGGTCGTAGTGAAGTCTAGGCACATCCTGCCAACAGTCAGACCCCAGCCGCCATTCAAGACATCATCTGCTGTGCTCACAGCCTTGATGCCAGTATAGATATTTGTATCGCCACCAGTCACACGCCACCAAGCACGCATATAAATCATATACACTCCAGGCTGCAAGACGAGATGGTCATCGACGCCATCTTTAGATGCACAAGATGAATCGAAAATCTTCTCTGCTTTAGCATTGTAACCATCATACATATGGTTAGCCGTAAAGCCAGACATCGTCCCAGAGCCAGGCGCCATAGCCTGAGCAACTAACCTAGGGCTGGTCATAGTATCTGGGATACCAGAATCAGACCAGTCCACATTGTCGCCAGTAACCGTGCTTAGCCCAAGAGCGGGATAGATGTTGTTCCCGTTCGCGTCCTTTAGTTGCTTAATATAATCTGCCATCTAAACTCCTAACTCGTCTTTGTATACCAAAGTGTGACATAACCAGAAAAGCCAGAACGGTTTATGCCAGTGATAATTACTATGTTGCTCGTTTCGACGCGAATGGCTATCTGGTCCGCAATGTTCGCAGCGGAAGCAAACGGAAGCGTGATTCTAACTCCGCTGCTGTCTTTTGCGAAGCCCTCAACTCTCACAACATTATTCAGATTCGAGATGCTGTGAGCGACTGCCTTTGAAGTGGCATTAGGGAAACTACTTACGTCAACCGTCTTCCTATAGATATGGCTTCCGTCAATCCAAGTGCAACCAGTATCTACTTCGGTAGTCGAGTAATTAAATGGCATTGTGCTCCAGACAATATCACTAGCCTGTACTGAAGCAGCTGGTGTTGTAGCCGTGCCTGGCGTATCGGCATAGATTGTCTCGATGTTCACCGTAGAAGCCGTAGATTGGTTAGCAGTAAATGTACCCTTCGTAGTGCCATTGTGCTGAATAGTTAGTGTGCCGTCATTTACGGTTGGAAGGTCTGACAACTCAGCAACTACAGTGTTGTCGATAGAGATGACGTCATTTGTGATATCAATGCCCGTGCCAGCAGTATAGCCAGAACCACCAGCAGGGATGTCAATCGTTTCATTTGTAGAGCTGTTAGCGGTGAAGGTGCCAAGGGTGTTGCCGCCCTGGGTAATCGTAAGTGTGCCGTTGTAAACGGTAGGGATTGTTGGGGCGCCGATGATGTCTGCATAAAGCCCAGATGTAGCCACAGAGGCTAGGGAGGCGGAGTCCGCCTTAGCCCTAATCTTCTGCGCCAAGTCTTTTACCTGTGCCCCCATCAATTCGTATGAAGTATTGTCATCTATTGCCATAGCGCGCTCCAATCTCCTGAACTTATGTTATTAGTTGCTGGAATAGTGCCAGCAACCGTATCTAGCTGTCCTTTAGTCACTGCGTCATGAGCTGTAGTAGCATCAGCTACATTAACGATACGACGATAAATGCCCTCGCTTTGACTATCAGGGGCTTGTCCGACCGAGACCGTCAAATCCTCTGAAGTTGTCGATTTTGAACCAATGGCAACTGCGCCGACAGGGAAATTTACTGAGGATAAATCTACTTTTGTAGCATCACCTATAGCCACTGCGCTGCCCGTATAAGGGCCCCCTTTCGCTTCTGCGCCTTCCCCAATAGCTATAGATGTGCTGCCTTTGGTCTTGGCTAAACCTCCTATCGCAATTTGACCAACACTGTTGTCTAAATTCTCTGAAGCTAGACCGATTGCAATAGCCTTCCAACCATTACTTTTTGCCCCGCGACCAATGGCAATACCATCCATTTGTTGTACTCTCGTTGGGAGATAGGTCGTTCCTCCTATCGCAATACGAACATCGCTTGCGCTAGTTGCAGGGTCATATCCCTGAGCGAACAACGCATCGGTGATAGCCTTCTGGGTCATTGCTCCATCTGTATTCCGACCAGTTGTAGAGTAAAGAGTACCACCTCCAGCCGTATCCCATGTACCGTCTGCTTTCAAGAACTTCCCTGCGTCAGTTGTAGCAGGAGCAGGCACCAAACCTGCTGTGCCAGCCGTCTGGCCATCTGTGCCAGTAAAGGCAGAGTAGGTCGTATCAGTGAGCGCAATCGTAGTGTTGGTAGATGAGTTTGCCGTGAATGTGCCAGCGCTTGTGCCATTCTGAGTAATCGTGAGCGTGGCGTCATTGACAGTTGGGATATCGCTTTTCTCTGCTATCACTGTAGTATCTACTGCAAATTCTGTGCCAGTAAGACTAAGCCCAGTCCCAGCAGTATACGTTGTGTCCGTGGCTGATATCGTATTCCCAGAGATAGAAATATTAGATCCAGCGATGAGTTGGTCTTGTAAATAATGAGCTGTCAGTGAAGCATACTGGTTTGAGCTAAACCATCTGTAAGACCTATACATTCCACTGTCGTAAGAGAATATACGTAGTTCAGATGACCCGATAGAATAAGCTGCCACGTCAGCCGCCGACCCATCGCTCAACACAAGTCTTACGCTTTGTGCCTCTAGCAGCTGGGCCATTTCTTGGTATGTCACTAGCTCTGTCTTAGCCGAATCATGATAGAAGCGGTGCTCGTTAGAGCTTGAGCCGACATAAAGGGTGGCTGCGCCAGATGCCGTTGAAGAGATCACATTGCTAGAATCAATCGAGATGCCTGTGCCAGCAGTGTATGTCGTATCGGTGGCAGAGATTACATTGCCGCTAATCTGGATGTTGTCACCAGCCGTGAGTACGTCCTGTTTATCATCCAAAAGCGCGTTTGTTTGCGCTTGTGTGTAGTACGGGCCTTGCTCGCCAACATAGCTAAACTGTTCGGTCGCAGTACTCCATCGATAGTAGGTGATAGCATCACCATGCGTTTCGTCCTGCAGCACCTTGATGAGATCATTGTCATGCAGTTTAGAAGTATCATACGCTTCAAGCTCTGCGTAAGTACCGACCACATCGACCACGTCAGATGCAGCTTCGATTGTCCTAATCTCTGTCCAGATGTCTTCGTCAGCCGTGATGCGAGCGTCTGTCTCATCTAATATTGCATCATCGAGAGCGTCGTCGGCTTCTTTACGAGCTTCCTCTTCTGCCTTGATCAGCTTCTCGAGGCGATTGATTTCGCCTGTATCTGAAATCTGTGTTGGGATGCCGTCAGACGAGTATAGGTAGGCGTTGCTAGTTGCTTCGTAGACTAATAGCACATTACGAAACTTACCCGGTAGCGGCGGGTCGGTGGTCTCATCGCCAACTGCAGCTGGGATTGTAACCTTATGAAAAAGGGTTGGCTGGTCGCAGCATCCCACAGACAAGACCTTTGGTGGGTTATTCCTGCAGCCTTCCATACTAGACTCCTACTTCTACCCCAGACTCTGGTTCTGGTGTTGGAGTTGGATCGATTAGCTCAAACAAGCGGTAGTTGCCATTAGCGTCGTAGTACGCAGCTAGGTTCTTCTTGAAATCGTAGACAGTCTGGCTACGCAGTCCTAGTGGGTTGCTAGCGAAATCATAGTCGTCAACTTCTACTGGGCCAGCCCAAGTGATCATCATGCGATGCTTATCGTCGATGTAAAATGTGGTATTGATATTTGTCACATGGACAAAGCAAGCAGCAAGCTTTTTGATATTGCTCTTATCATCAACAACCACGCTAGGTATCACCGCAGCGTATGGGCATTTAGGTTCAACTCGGCGAAGACAGCCAGGAACCATGTTCGAGTATTCGTCAAAATATATGTTATCCATACCCCCATTATAATTGGGGGCTTTGTTTGTTAGGTTTTTATCTTTTTCTCGATAGCTTCGATGGCATTCTCGCTTAACTCTTTCTTCGGGATATACAGCCCACGGCAATCTATATACTGCCCGAAGCCACTTTTGATAGCCCACTTAAATGTTGGGTAATCATAATTCCGAACTAAGTAAAACGAATTGTACCCAAGCTCTGCTCTGTGAACAGTGTTTACAGGCGGAAGCTCAAAGCCAGCGTCTACTCTAGCTTGCACCCTCCTAAGAAACGGCAAGCATAGCTTCTCTAGGTTTGCTTCAGATTCTTTCTCGAACAAATCAAAGGCAGACGACACCATCTCTTTGGTGGCTTCATCTGCCTTATCGTAAATATCTGCGCAGAGCTTATTTATCTGTTCCCACAGTTTTTCCGATGTCATCTTTTTTGCTTTCGGTTATCTTTAGAACATCATCGCATAGCTTCGTTAACCTATCGTTCATAAGTTCTGCTTGCTCCATAATGTCGTGCAACTGCTTCGGGTTCCTAGCGAGCAAAGCGATAGATGCCATTATATTGCCTTGGCGTGCTGCTACTGCTTGGATTTCTGCGTCGAGGATGTCGAAGCGCATCATTACTAATTCTTCAAAAGTCATTATTATTTCCTTTCTTTCTTAACATAAATGGTCGGGCGCGGTGACGTACGAATAAGCTAAAACTAAGCAAAGTACCTAAACGAATGGGTTATATCAGTCACCAGCCTAAGACATGAATAGTCGATAGTGTTAATGAAGGTATCATTATTAGCGGCTTACGCAAGTAATAACAGGAAGTTTACATGAAAGTTTGCGTAGCGCCCAACCGTGCTTCTCTCATGCCTATGGCAAATCCTCAGAATTAGATTTAGCAAATAGAGAAGCATACTGTAGATAATGTGGAGGTACGACTGATGCTCTTTAACGCCTGACACAGCAAGAAGGCAGACGTTTAATTATTGCTCTTCCAAGCGTTAACAAGCTCCTGCAAGCTAATGTTGGTATCGCTAATTTTCTCGTAGATGTCTTCAAGCTTTTCGTTGTTTTTCTCTAAAGCGATAGCTACACGAGTAACAGCTTGAACCAAATCCTGAGCCGTAGTTGGCACTGGTTCCGTCTTAGTTTGAGAAACTTTGACCTCCGAGCCTTGGTTCATTTGTGCGTCACGTGCCATCTGCGCTTCAACGTAGCGACGCTTACGCTCTGCGTCGAACTCTGCGTAGTTAACAGTGTTCTTAACCCTATAAATTACAGGGCTTGAGATTTGTGTAATCTCGCAAATTTTTGACACCTTCAATCCTGCGTCGAGCAAGGTCTTAACGGTGCTGTAGTTTTGTTCATCGACTGTCTGTCTCATTATTATCTTCCTTCTTTCCTTTAGTTCTACGACTGGTTTTTCCGCCTTTAATGGCACGGTCACGGCCAGTCATGCCGTCTTCTCCAGTTGAGCTACACCCAAAGCCCTTGTTAGGATTGGTCTTCTTCCCGCCTTTAGCCCCAAGCCTTTTGAAGTAGTCTTCCCCATACTTCGCTTTGATAGTTTCAATCCGATTCGGTTTAGACTTCTCCACAGTAACGTGCTCCTTTAAGTGTTAACATAAGTGTACACCAGAGGCTTATGTTATGTCAAGCCTAAAATGCGTTCAATTTCTAAGTCCGCTTCAGTCTTCTGTTTAATAGCAACATTATGGTTGTGCCTATCGTTTCTGTCCATGGCAAGAGCCCACTCTTCTTGATTTTTATACGGGGTGCGGTACCTGGTCTTGCCATACAACAAGCTCCATTTGCTCCACTCTGCCACCCTAGACTTGTCTTCTTCATAGAACTTCACATCATACTTCTTGATGAGAGCCTTCATCTCATTCTCGATAGGAGGCCACTTGGCATAGTCTACGAAAGTGCCATAGGCACGTAGCGGGATGCTATTCGGGTGGGCCTTGTTCCACTCATGCAATAGCTTGAACAAATTTTCTGCTCCCTCAAGGATCATGCGCTTTGTCATTAGCGGGTTGCCCTTCTTGAACATAGTCAGAGCTCTGCCGCTATGGATGCCTAGCCTATGACAGGTGTGGCACAAGCATACACATCTCTCGAACCTAGACTCACCAGTAATGTAGTTAATGGTGTAAAGCTCGTGCGCATCGCATTCGCCACGACCTAGCTCTTTGCCGCATGCTTGGCACTTATAGCCAGCATCGAAGTAGCACTTCTTACGCATATGATTCCATGCCGTAGCTCCCATAACGGTGCGTGGCGCTAGCTGGTGTAGCGGTGCTGGGATGTTAGGCATAGTCAGAATCTTAGCCCCATCTTCCCTTGGCGCCGCCCACACTGGCGTTTTAATTACATCGAATTCATCTTTGTCCACTTTACTCCTTACAATCTGTTAACGGTTTTTGTGTTGGTTCAGTTACGCAATTAAGGTCGTACTTGATAGCGTCCGTGGTGCGCTTAACTGACCATACGGTAGTTGCGACTAGAGCAATACTAGCAATAACAGTTACGATAACTAATGCCCATAGTGCAATTCTTAATTTCTTATCTTCGTTCATTTGTTCTCCTTTCTTATTGCTGGAAATTTTAATCGATCTCCGAGGTCGTTTATCTCGACATAATTGATAGAGATAATGCCATTACCGCCCAATGCGAAAGCCTCAAGCTCTGCTAGCGTATTTATTTCAACTCTCTCCCATAAACTAGATGGTCCGTCATCAGCGATTAAAAATGTCATTCTTCTTCCTTACTATTCCTTAGCTTCATAATTAACTCTCGTAAGTGTTTCTCACAACCTACTATCCTGACGTTCCCGTTTCCAACCCTTACGTATGTCTCAATTGGGCTTTCTTCGCAATTCTTACAACTCATTTTTTCTTTCTCCTTAAGTAATATAATGTTGTTGCGTATATCCCAAACAGGAACCCTACCACACAAAACCATTTAAAAGCTTCAAGGTCGTATTGATTCATTTCTTCTCCTTTTCTCTCATCAGTTCGAGTTTTCTAATCTCTTCTTTATGCTTTTCGATTTCTTTGCTTATAGGGTCTTCGCGTTCAACGATTGCATCTATGATGTCTCGAATTTGTCTATAGATATCATAGGATATCACTTTGCCCTCAAGAACTTCTTTGACCTTTTCTAAGATTTCCCATCTTGTCATTCTTCTTCCTCTTCTTTCTCTTTCTTCTGAGCGTTTTCCTCAACCCACAAATAACTCGTGAGAACGAAATCTAGATATTTGGCAGTTTCAAATAACGCCTCATCGTTGATGCCTAGCTTGCGACGCTCGTCGAAAACTTTGTTAGCATTTTCCAAAACTTTTTTTGCTGCGTCAACTGACCACATTTTACTTTTCCTCCTTAATTGTTTTCCTTAGTATATAACCTGTGCTTTCGACGCCTTCAGGCAGCTTGCCGTTCAGCTCAGCATAGGCTTTAGCTTTCTTGTTGCTTAATGTTCTCTTAATATCGCATAGCTCGTCTGGCAACTCTTCTACTGGCACAGTAGATCTGTACTTGCCGCTAGGCGTAAGCTTGAGCTTGATGAAGTCATTCTCATGCTCGGTGATGCCTTGCTCCACCATAGCATCTTTGACCATCTGCCATAGCATCTCAAGCTTCTCGTCCTGGTGCTTCTTAGCTGCGAGGTAGTCTGCGAACTGCTTGCTCTGCAAAGCTAATTCGTCTGCCTTAACTGCTAGAGCCTTCTCCTCGGTCATCGCATCATCGATGAGTTGGTCTAGCGCCTCTAAATCTTTATTCATCAGCCTCCTTGAATATGTTGTCCATAACTTCTTTCCTAAGTTCAGCAACGATCATATCTTTATCACGCTTGATCATGTACGTCTGCACCTTGTATCTGAAGAAATTTTCCATCATCTCTTGCAAGTGGTCTATCAGGTGCCCGTAACGCTGTAAGCTAGACCTATCGCTAGCTTCTAGGTCGGCAACTCTTTCGAGAAGATTCTCCCACTCATCTTTATCTATTTTGATTTTCATCATTCTTCTCCAACATTTTGTCACATTCCCAAAAGAATGTATCTTGTAATTTGTCGTATTGCTTATGTGTCGGGAATTTTCTGCCAGCCGAGAGTAAGTAATGCGCGTCTTTGCTCACATACGTCCACAAGAATATACTCACAGCCTGCATGAAACGAAATTCAGGGTTCTCCATTAAGTACATGATGAACCGCTCCTTCGTCTTCTTGTCTCTTATTTTCATTATTTCTCCTTAATCAGTATTCGTCAGCTCTTTGCTCTTCGTCGTCTAGCTCCCCCTTCAACATATCGTCGCACTCCCAATAGAAAGTGTCATCGCACCATTCAGCCTTGCGATGGGAACGGTGGCAACAAACCCTATCTACTTTCCCGTCCAAATATCGGCTTGTAAAGTTCAACACGGCCTGGAAGAAACGCTCGTCTGGGTGTAATGTCATATATGCTTCGAATGCGGCTTTCGTTTTCGCATCACGAGCTGGAGCTGGCACTTCTTCGAACCAATCTTCTACCATGTTCGGGAACTTATCCACAGTAGTATGGTAATAGGCTAGCAAATCGTCTTTGACTCTATGGATACTGCCAAAGTCGTCCATGTAAAACAACTCACCTTTCTCGAAGGTAGGCAAGTCTCGCTTAAGTCTGTAGTATTTCATTCTTCCTCCTCTCTCCACATAGTTCTTCGATGGTGTAATTTCTGCCTCGTTCTAATCCAAGATTACCCTCGAAGCTGATATGGCAACCGAAAGCCGTCATTGGCGATTTCTTTACGAGTTCGTCACCATTGACCTGCCCTAGAGTTACCCTATCGACACCGTTAGCCTCTGCCCAAGCCCTTACTGCTTTGCGGATTTTCTCGTCTTTGATGAGTGGCTCGGTTGGCTTGTAGTCTTCCCACTCTTCGTAGAGTTTAGCGAGAGAGTCATATTCGCCCAAGATTAAGAGGGGTTCGCTCACCTTTTTGTACTTTTGAAGGTCGCAGACGATTATCGAGTATTTTTTATCGTCATCGCTCTTTTCTCTTACAATGGCATCGAATACTTTCCTCGTCTTTTTGTTGCGTAGTTTCATTTCTTGCCTTTCTTGTTTAGCTTCTTGAGTCGCTCATACTCCTCAGGCGTTAGCCTAATACAGAGTGATGACGGCACCATATCAAATTTGTTTTTGCTTGTTTCATTTTCAAGGTGGATTAGTAACTGCTTAGCCGTGCCAAACAAGCTACGCTTAATCGTCACTACTTCACCGAACTGCACATTCCATGCTACGTCGAATGCAACTTTGTCTCCCACCTTAATCATTCTTCTCTCCTTTATCGTTAGTCTTAGCTAGAGCCTCAGCAGCGCTCTCTACATCCCCCATGATTTCGTCTACCGTCCACTTGTGTAGCTCCATAGGGTATCCTAGCCTGTTATAGAACTGGACATAATCACCAATATGGCCATAGTCCCATCCTAGCCATCGCTTATCTGAGCTTTCTAGCTCGCCATCAAACGTGAACCCACCGTGGACAATGCCACCACTATCTCGATATTCGTGGATCTCTTTTGGCGTAGCTTCGATGTATGCCGTGGGGAAGAACCCATTGGTGTAGATTCTATACTCGCGGCCATCAATTTCGCCTCGCTTCACAATCTCACGTAGCCATTTATCGTCTGTCAATTCTTCTAATGTTAAACCTTCGTACAAATAAATTTCATTCATATTCTTCCTTTCCTACGTAATTATTATCTTTTGATAGCTGGCTTTAGCTTTAGCCCTGGAGTCGGCTCGCTTTGGCTCATTTAACGGACGCTCAAGGAGGGGAAATGAATCGAAACACCTCCTGTCGCCTTCTACCGCGAGATAGCTTTATTCAGATTATGCCTACGGGTGGAACCAATAAACCCAATTAAGAATGACTTTTCACTATCTTCTGGTCGCACCAGCTATGTTAACTAACTAGAATGGGAGCTCGTCGCTTTCCATTTCGACTGGCTCAGCTTGATCTAGGATAATCTGGCCTTCGTCTTTCTGTGGCTTAGTGTCGCCTGGCTTATTCATGCGAACGCTACCATTGGTGAAGTCAGAGTCGCTATACTTTTCGCCTTCATTCTTCCACACCTCAATCTCTACTTCAGGCTTCTTCTTGAGTAGCTTATCGTAGGTTTGCTGGTAGGCAGAGATAACAGCTTCTTTTCCATTCTTGCTCTCGCAAATTTCCACAGCCTTCTGGGCAGCTTCTTTAGTAGCACCTAGTACCATCATAAGATTGCGCTGGTGTAGGCAACGCCAGTTAGCATTATTAAACGATAGCCAATGCGTAGACTTAGGATACTTGTAGTCGTCCTCAACGAACTTGAAGTCCTGAGCTACAGAGCCAGTTGGAATCTCGTGGATGTCCACGCTCTCTACCTTAACTTTGTAAACGCCAGCTGGAGCGTAGTCCTTGAACTCTCCACCTGCACTCTTTTCAATCTCATCCCAATTCATCTTATGCTCCCTTCTTTAACTTGCCGATTAGCAAGTTGTTAATATCTACTTCGCTCAGCTTGACTTCTCCAGTCATGCCGATGCGGTTCTTAGCTAGCGCAACACTATCGCTCTCTAGCTGTAGGTAACGCTCATTGTTAGCGTCCTTCCTGAGATAGAAGATGTTGTCGCACCATTCTACAAACGCGTTTAGCGTGAGTGGGTCAATCTTTGGCGTAATCTGCTCGATAGTAGTGCCATCGCTATCAAGCATGTCTTTCTTGTCTGCGTGTGCTAGCAGACAAATGCCATAGCCCTTCTTGTTAAGCGCAATTAGCATGGGCAATAGTTTAGTTCGTATCTCATTCTCGAGCACCTGCTTACCATTGCCGTAGCCACCGTTAGAACGGTTAAGCGTTTCGTCTAGGTGGTGCTTATCAATGCCCGCCACCTTTTCCACAGCCAAGCGCACTAGCCAGTCAGCAGTATCGATGACAAGATAGTTGTACTCTCGCTCTGGAGTTTTCCACAATTCCACAAGGATGTTGTAGAACTCGTCGAGCTTAGTAATCTGCTCGGTGCGGTCAGTCTTTAGAAAGTTAGCCCCGCCCTCGATGTCTAGGATTAGACTTCGCTTTAGCGTAGAAGCTAGCGTAGTCTTGCCTGCACCTGGCAAAGAATACACCATGAACTTTGGCGCTGTTGGCGTAGGCTCTTTTAGAATTTTCATTCCTTAGCCTTTCTTCAAATTGTACTTTAATATTTTGTTATTGGGTTGCCCCACTATTATTATAGTTCTCTTATGTTAAGTCTGCAACCCATTGCTCTGCAGCAAAATCACGCTTGTCGTGGAGACATTTATAGATGTCTTTCTCGATACTGTTCTGCGTCTGCAAATACCAATAGAACATACAACGCTTTTGCCCAAGACGCCTAATGCGGCCACGAGCCTGTACGCTTGTGCTTAGAGAATAGTTTGGGCTAACAAAGCATAGGTGTCGCATAAACTGTAGGTTTAGTGCCTCGCCGCCGCTCAGGTAGTGTGCTATCACAATGTCGCGTGGGCCAATAGTATTGATAGTAGGTATCTCGTGGTGCGATCCATCGATTCTCCACACTCTAGCGCCTTTTGGTAGCACCTTAGCTGCGATCTCTGCTAGAGTATCTTCTTCTTGGATGTAGTTGCAGAAGAATACACAGGTGTCGCCTAGGTTCTCAATGAAGTCAGCAAGCCACTCCTGTTTCTCTTTAGTGAAACATAGCTGACGCAAATAATGGCATAGCTCTGGCGCACTCTCAATTAGTTCGCCGTCTAGCTTAGTCCTAGTCTTGATGACCTTCTTGTACTCGCTTGGACATTTGAACTTGATGACATTGTGCGTCTCGCGTGGTAGCTGCTTCTCGGCAGCAGTGGTGTCTGGGATGTGGGTAATGTCTCGCCACGTAGCCTGTAGCTTCTCTTCGTCTAAGTAGCGTGTGATTTCAGGGAAGCCTCGGAACGTCTGCATGATGCAGTGCTCTCGCACAAATTGTGTCTTATTCTTGAACTTACCGCATGCAACCATATAGTTTAGGAAGTCAATCCACTTATCGCCTGGCGTGGCTGTGAACCCAGTCCAGTATTTAGTAGTCTGGCATATCTCTCGGAACGCCTTGCCCATCCCGCTCGAGTAGCTTTTGCCTTT